TATAATTCATGTATCATTATATATTAGGCGTAACATTTTTGAAATCACTCAGTCCATATTTCAGAAAATATATATTAAATGTTTTGGAGAGTCACGAACTCTTATTCATAAATACATTTTTTATCTCTATTGTAGTTTTTATTTTCTTCCTATATAAATTATTTTTTGATGATAAATTTCATAAAACATTAGAAAACTATAAGAAATTGTCATTAGGACATTATGTATGTGCCTTTTTAATTGCAATATTTACAGCATTTTCTACTCTATTTATTTATGATTTTGATAAAAGTTATAACACTCCATTTTTAAATTCATTATACATAAAGATTGCTTCAGTATTATTTTTGTTTTTAGTAGGAGTATTTTTATTTAAAGAGCAGTATTCACTGAAACAAATTATAGGAATTATTTTAACGGTTGGTGGCGTTTACTTAGTTTCTTCGGAATAGATTTAAACAATAAGTAATTTATATTCTATTAGTTTAATAGAATATGAAGCTTCTCAGTATAGACGTTGGTATAAAAAACTTGGCTTTTTGTTTATTTGAAAAATCAGACGGAGACAATGAGTGCAAAATTATAAAATGGGATGTTGTAAACATTGGTTGCGAAACTGATAATAAATGTTGCGAGATTGAGAAGTTTAAGGATTGTAATAAACCAGCCAAGTTCTCAAAAAATGGAAAATGTTATTGTCTTAAACACTGTAAGAAGCAACCATTTCAAGTGCCAACGTCTGATTTAAAGCCTAGTTATATTAATAAACAAAAAATAAAAAACTTATATGAATTAGCGGAAAAGTATAATATAAAATACGAGGATCCAATTAAAAAAGTAGATCTGATAACCCTTATTAATAATTATGCATTTGAAAAATGTTTTGAGCCAATTGTAGAAACAAATGCATCCAAGGTTGATTTAATTACGGTTGGTAGGAATATAAAATTAAAACTAGACACTATTCTAGGTGATGATATCGGAACATTAACTTATGTTATAATTGAAAATCAAATAAGCCCAATAGCAAACCGTATGAAAACAATACAAGGAATGATAGCTCAGTATTTTATTATGCGAAATAATACGACGCAAATAGACTTTGTTGCGTCAACCAATAAATTGAAGGATGAGAAACCAGAACAAAAAGACAGCTATAGTGAGAGAAAAAAACTAGGCGTCCAAAAATGTTTAGAATACATTACAACAAAACCCAATTATAGTTGCTGGGAAGATTTTTTTAAAAGTCATAAGAAAAAGGATGATTTGTCTGATTCCTTTTTACAAGGACTTTGGTATATAAACAATAAGGTATTATAAAAATACTATTTATATACCAATGCATAACAATTATAAATAATTAAAAGAGCGGTTAGCAATTTGCTCGTTTTGTGTAGATTTTGCGACCACATTTTGTTCTTTGACGCTTTGTTTTTCTTTTTCTCTTATAACGACCTCCCCGCCCCGCACCAGCAGTTTTTTCATTTGTGTTTATAACAATATAAATAAGTTGAGCTTCCCTCTCTCTAATTGGTCCCATTAAAAGATTTAACGAAAATTTATACACTCCTTTGTCGGGACGAATTCCCATTATTGAGGTTCTGGTGTTTTCACCCCATGAATTTTTTACAAGTAATTTTGTATCTATGAGTTGCCCGTTTGCAATTGTGTCTTCATATGCAATTATAACCATAGCGTGATACACTCCACTAACTTTAAGAGAAATTTCTCCATAATATCCAATGTTTAGCATTCTTTTCAAGCGTTCCATGCGTGTTTTAAATTCTTCATCGTTATCCTCTGCATTAATTAAAGTTGCATAAACATCTAATGTTTGATTATTCATTTTCTCCTTTATAATGTTTAAAGCACCGTGAATTGTTTCACAAATAAATCTTACATATGAATTTTTTAAAACAGTTTTTAACTCTTGTTTTGTTTTTTCGGCAGATTTTATATATGGAAAACAGGTGCTTTCATTGCATGGTTTTGCAAAATTTAAAGTAAACGCAATATCTTCAATGCTTATTTCGGTTTTTAAATTATTATCAAAAAAATCGTTAATTATATCATAAGTTTTTCCTCCATTGCATCCATATTTACTAGTGACGGTAATGTAAATATATGAGTATAAAGCGGCGGATATATTTTCTTTTAGATTTCCAGTTTCATCCCTTGTTTCGGCACTTCCTAGACAGGATGGATACTTTTTAAAGTGTTTTTGGGCTCGGCTTTTTCTAAAATTTAAAATATCTAAACTACTTGGTTCCGCAGTATATGATATATATCTTTTTAAATTTTTATTAAAACATTCAAATGGCTTTACCGAACATTTCTCTTTATAATAATAACTGCATTTTTCTAAAACAGTATTATCAAAATAGTCTCCACAAAATATTTTAATAAACCTTGATAATACGCGCGACGCAGTGTGTGCAAAACATGTGCCACCCAATTGATCTGATACCGTTAAAGAAGTTGCCCGAGATAATTGTGGTTTAGAAATAGGTTGAGAGGCACTCATTATATAGATAAGAAGAAATTAACTTTATTTTGCCCGACTTTTTCCAAAAGTTGATAAATATAAGTTATAATTCGTATTACTTAAAATTATATGTTCTTACTAATTCATAATGGACGGTGGAATTATTGATATAACTTCATTAAATTTAGGTGATAGCGGGCAAAGCAGATCTTCCAATTTTGGTTCTGGTATTGAACTTTTAATGAATGATAAAAAATCTTCCGGAGGGCGACCATCAAGCGATATTCACATTGACGATTTGAATACTTTAGAAAATGAATTGAACGATTTGGTAGAAGAAACTGGTCCAGATATTAATTTGTTTGAAGGAAAATCTGATATGTTTAGCAAAAATATTTCTTTGAATTATGATGATGAAAGGCCACAACCAGGTGTAAGATTTAGCGATTCTGCAACAAGTTTGGGACAAGCAACTGCCGAGGGGTCTCCTGAAAATAAAACCTGGGATGGGTTTACTAAATTTAATAATGTCCCCATCAACCCGGACAAACCCATGTCAAACCAACCTCAAATGAGTAAAGAAGAACTCCTTAGAGAGAAGTTTAAGTTTTTGAGAAAGTTGGAGGCATTGGAGCAAAAAGGTGTAAATTTAACTAAAAAATACAGCATGGATTCGCCTCTTGCTGAAATGCAAGGAGAATACGAAATGATTATGGAAGAAAAATCAAAGCAGAACTCTATTAAATTTCAAGGTAATATGTTAATGGCTTGTATTAACGGAATAGAATTTTTAAATAATAGATTTGATCCATTTGATGTAAAGTTAGATGGTTGGAGCGAGCAAGTGAATGAAAATATGACTGATTATGATGACGTATTTGGTGAATTATATGATAAGTATAAAAGCAGAGCTTCTATGGCACCCGAGTTAAAATTATTATTTCAATTGGGTGGGAGCGCAATGATGGTACACATGACAAATACTATGTTTAAATCTGCTATGCCTGGAATGGACGACATTTTACGCCAAAACCCTGATTTAATGCGCCAATTCCAAACAGCTGCTGTAAATTCAATGAGTCAACAAAGTCCTGGATTTTCCGGTTTTATGAATAATATAATGAACCCCGAACCTCAAGTTTCTATGGGCGGAGGACCACCGCCACCCATGTCTACTCAGGGCCCAAATGCACCAATGCCTCCATCTAGTCGCCCTGGAAATAATAGCAGCTTCAACAGCAGACCCGACTTAAACGCAAGTATGGGAAGAAGTAGTTATAATCTAAACCAAAATAGAGATGACGGAATTAATATTAGAGAGAATTTTGCTGGTGCAAATGATGGAGATCGCAGCGAGAGACGTGGTCCCAGTTCCGGACCAAGAGCCGAAATGAAGGGACCTAGTGACATTTCTGATATTTTATCTGGACTAAAGACAAAAACTATTAATATCCAGGAAGCTCCCAATAATAATAATAACAGCAATGTAAATATTAACGACAGTAGCACAATTAGCATATCCGATTTGAAAGATCTACAAGCCGATGGAAACATGCCTAAGCGCAGTAAAAGACGTCAAAAGTCAGATAAAAATACTGTAAGTCTTGATATCTAAAAAATAAATACTCATTTATAATAGCAGACTTAAGAATGTATGAGAATGGATTGTTTATATTCAGAAGAGATTTAAGAATAGTTGATAACAATGGTCTTAACTTATTGAATTCTAAGTGCAAAAATGTATACACTATATTTATTTTTACTCCGGAACAGGTTGGTAGTGGAAATCATTATAAATCTAATAATGCGGTCCAATTCATGATTGAGAGTTTAAAAGATTTAGAATCAGAAATATCCAAACACGGAGGAAAATTACATACGTTTTATGGATCTAATAATAAAGTACTTTCTGATTGCATAAAAGCATTAAATATAGATTGCGTCGGGTTCAATCTTGACTATACTCCTTATGCAGTTGAACGTGACTCTAAAATATATGATTTATGTAAAGACATTGGAATAACTTGCGAACCAACCACCGATTATTATTTACATGAACCCGGATCCGTTCTTAGTGGTTCTGTAGAACCTTATAAAAAATTTACACCTTATTTGCAAGCGGCTTTAAAACAAAAAGTTCAAGCGCCTGCAAATTTTCATAAAATTAAATTTGAAAAGTCTGGAGCAAGACTTTTAAATACTATTTCTCTCACAGATGCATTTTCTCGGTTTACAAAAAGTAATGAGAATATTCTGGTTCACGGTGGAAGAACTGAAGCTATTGATACTCTTCATAAAGCATTAAAAACCCAAAAACATTATGAAAAAACTCATAACAATTTAGAGAAACAGACAACCCAATTATCTGCGTATATAAAATTTGGCTGCGTAAGTATTCGCGAGGTTTACAAAGCGTTTAGAACAAGCCGCGAGTTTATAAGGCAGCTTATATGGAGAGATTTTTTTGCATCAGTATTATATTTTTTTCCTTATGTTTTAGGAAAACCATTAAAGGCTAAATACGTAAACGTTAAATGGCATAAAAATACAAGATGGTTTGATGCTTGGAAAAAGGGAGAAACTGGGTTTCCCGTAGTTGATGCTGGGATGCGCGAATTGAATGAAACTGGATATATGCATAATAGAGCGCGCCTCGTTGTTGCCGCGTTTTTAACTAAAATTTTATTAATTGATTGGAGAGAAGGAGAAAAATATTTTTCAACTAAATTGACAGACTACGATCCAGCGAGTAATAATTTAAATTGGCAATGGTGTGCGTCAAGTGGAAATGACAGCCAACCTTATTTTAGAATATTAAATCCATGGCGTCAACAAGAAGAGTATGACATTGACGCAAATTATATTAAAAAATGGGTTCCAGAACTCAAAGATTTACCCTCAAAAGACATTCATAACTGGAATACAACCTGGGAAAAATATAAAACCACTGTAAAATATCCAAAGCCTATTTGTAATTATGAAGAACAGAAGGAAAAAGCTATAGCAATGTTTAAAGCAATTTATTAAATAAAAGCCGTCAATGGCATTTTGTGAGTAAGTTATAATAAACGTATTAAACTATTTGTATATTTATAATAGTTTAACACAAATGGAAATTGATAATGAATCAAAAATGTTAATTGTAAATAAAGATTATAAGATGACAAAAATAAGAAAAAACACGTATTTATTTGAATACGAAATAGAGAACAAAAATATTTTATTATACAAAATATTAGATTTGGAATTTATAAGACTTATTCATGGAATAAACAAGCATGATATATTTGAAGACTTTAATTTAGAAATAAAAAACGATTCACGTGCAGTAGTTTTTATTTTATTTAAACATTTTTATGCGGACTTTGGAGTATCCCAAAAATACGTGCATCTTAATGTTTCTATTGATAAAACCCCTACACAAATAGTGTATAAAGCATCTACAAACGAAGATGTTCCAAAAAATAAAAACGCACATATAAACACAGAAGCCGAAATAATGCCCGTTAAGGAAGTTACCGTTATTTGCAATTTAATAACTCCGCATAAAGTGTCTATAAAAACAACTACAGAATTTGACAATAATCATTTAATGATTGATTTGCCGGAATTTATTGAAAAGTTGGCCTCTACAATTATTAGTAAAATCTTTTTGAGAACAAAACAGTTTATAGAGAAGGTTTACATAAACAGTATAAATTAACTTTATGCTTTATATAGTAAGTTTCTTAGAGCAATGTTTAAAACCTATCAAAAATGTTTTATTTGTGTTGGATATTGCATTTGTATTTTTATATGAGTATTCGCGTTTTTTGATAACAGAAAACTATAAAGATCTCATACATAACGTTTCAAGTAAGTTATCTAAAAAAAATGTTTTATACGTCAAAATGTTCCAAGCTATATCTTTAAATAATAATATTATAGACGGAGCAATAAATTCCGAATTAATAAAATATACAGATTCTGCTCCCTACACTGAGGATGATATTGACGAGTCTCTTCTTAGACATATTACAAACCGTTATTACTTAGAAAGTTATAACGACACTATTCCAATTAAATCTGGTATGATTTCTCTCGTTTATAAAATGAGGGATTCAAATGGCAACGATTTAATCGTCAAAATAAAAAGGAAAAATATTGAAGCTCGCCTTGAAGATGCTATAGAAAAATTACTGTTTTTTATTTACGTGCTATCATTTATTCCTCAGTTTAACGTACTTGACATTCCAAATGTTATTAAACAAAATATTTATTTATTACGACAACAGCTTGATTTTCAAGAAGAAGTAAAAAATACCCTAGAAATGTCAGAGAATTGTAAAAAGTTAAAGTATGTAAAAATACCAAAAATATACGAAGAGGTTACAAATGAATTTCCTGAAGTTATTATGATGGAATATATTGAAGGAACACATATATCAAAATTATGCGAGTCTGATTACAGCGAATTTGCCAAACTTGTTATGAAATACGGGTTTGTTTCAATTATAAACAATAGTGTTACGCATGGAGATCTTCATGCTGGCAATATTATTTTTATTAAAAACAATACAAATTATGAAAATCCATTGCCTCAATATCAATTGGGATTAATAGATTTTGGAATAATAACTCGTATTAATGGGAAAACAACAAATGCTTTCTTAGAAACAGTAACAAAAATGTTTTCAGAATCTGGAAGGGTTCTTGCGGAAACTATATTAGATAGTATAATTGAACCGCTTGAAAAATTTAAAAGCGTGCATTCAATACATAGAGATAAGTTATACGATGAGGCTGGACTGATAATAGAAGACGTTGTTTATAAATCAAAACAAGCAAATCAGGTAAAGATATACGATTTTATGAAAAAATTTAACGAATATATAAATAACAATGATTTAAGTATTTATGGCTTGCATATAAGCGACGATTTTATAAAACTTCAGATGGCGTTGGCTATGTCTCAAGGAGTTGCATTGTGTTTATGCAAGCAAAATTTTATGTTATTTGCAAATGATGTTTTAAATGATCTTTTTCACATTGATTTGTTATTTACAGACTCTGAATAACTATAATTATGTTTGAAGTGTAAAATCTAAAGTATTTTTCATAAATCAATATAAAAACATATACGTTAACTCATGTATTATGGGTTGCGATTTTTACATTCTAAAAGTTTTACGTATTTATTATAATGACGATCAATATTTAGAGGTTGAAGTGAATAGAGAAAAGGGATACTATGATGATTATCAGTTTGATGAGGACTCGGATGACTACGAAGATTTGTTAAACAATTATATAGAGTTTGTGCTAACACCTAAGACGGAACCTATTGTTATTTATAAAAACGGTAAGTTTAATAAATCATCTTGTGAACTAAAATATAAAACTCTTGTTGAAGCCGAAATACACAAGCATGGAAAACAATGGAATAATATTGTAAGAGTTATAAAGATAGAGGAAAGGCGTGAGCGTTAGAAAAATGCTTCGCGCAATAAATATAAACAAACTGAGTAAAGTTATCCAGTTTGTTTATAAAATCTAATGTTTGCGTGATTTATTTTTTTTATTTCGGTTATTATGTTGAATTATTCCACGCGTATGTTTTTTACCTCCGCGCTTTGATTCTTTAAGTACAGGACCCGGTCTAACTACAGTGTCTCTTTGGTCCCAAGGCCGACGGCATACAGGACAATTATACATTGCTCCGTGCGTGCTAGCATATGTTTGTATGCACGCTGTGTGAAACCACGCACTACAATCGGGTGGGTCCCTTGGCCTACCTTGTTCGTCTCTGTGCTTTTGATGTTTTGTTACACTATCTCCATTATTTAAATTTTCTTGGCATATAACACACAATTCAAACATATTTTCTTCGCTATTAAACCCCATTGACAACCAACCCATTGGGGCTCCGCTGCAATATTCAGGACCACGCAAATAATGGGCCGTCGGTTTTACATATCCTGGCATTGGCGGATATGCAATATTTAAACAATCGTTTGCAAAGTTTGAACCATCTCTGAAGGCGTGTATAAACATTCTTATTAAAAACTTTGCATCATTTGCCTTAATAATATTTACTCTAGTTGTAATATACTCTTCGTTATCAGCTCCTTGATTTTGGGAATATTTTCGTAATAGTAAATCATAATTGTTATCAACCAACCCAACAAAAATGTGTTTAATAAACCCAGTAAATTCGTCCATGGTAATGTTTTGGGGGTTTCTAAACGCCCTAGTATATTCCGCTTCATCAATCGGTGTAATAACATTCCCATGAAAGTATTCATCCATCGGTCTTATTATCCATTGTGACACAAATGACCTTACTTGCTCCATTGACGCGGTGGGCGATTGGCTATTTGTAATATATTTCCAAACATTTGTCATAGCATTTCCTAAATTTAAATTGCTCTGCATAATATCATGCATATATTCTGCGGCCATTGTATAGTATATTATATATTATTAATATTATTATTATAATTTTTGTGAGTTTCATCTATTTTGCGTTTCTCTTTATAGATTTTTTATGGTGCTTTTTTTTAAGTTTCCCAGACTTTTTGTTTTTTGTTTTTCTTTTATAGCCACCAAATTCTTCTCGTTTTTGGTGATGCATTAATCTTGGAATTTCTTGTTGAGGCTGCAAACTTTCCGGACATATCCTGCAATTTGAGCCGAAAAATCCGGGCAAACAACAATCTCTGCCATCAATATTCACAATTTCGGCGAATCTACCAGGCATTTCATAAACAGCATCGGTAGTTGGCATAGAGGCAACTGTTATTTCTTTTACAGACGGATATTTAGTATCACTTTTATTTGATGAATTTTGACGAACTACTTCTATCGGTGCAACTAGAGGTATTGGATCTACCCCAAATAAATCATCATCGTTTACTGGAACGATCGCCCGACGTCTTCTAGTAAACCAACGATTTCTAGGAGGAGGAGGTGTAACTGGTCTTCTTCTAGTTTGCATTGGATGCCGAATAGCTCCTTGGTCTAAATTAGGACTTATTCTGCTTCTAGAGTTTTGTCTTGATCTTCTTGAAAATAAAAAAGGCATATATATATAATAACAAATAAAAAATTGACGCAGTTAAAAGCCTGTTAAATGTTGGAATCCCAATAAATGCAATCGGCTTTGAAAGAGATTTCAGTGGAGAACCCGTCTTCGCTGATATTAATTGACGGAAGTTATTTCTGTTTCTATCGTTATCATTCTATAATGAGATGGTGGAAAAGTGCTTATCCAGAAATTCCATTAGAAGACCCGTCTAAGAACGAAAAATTCGTTGAAAAGTTCAGAAAAACGTTTGTAGATGTTGTTAAAAATTTAGTAAAGAATCTTAAAATCGCAGAAGAAAACCCATTTATAATTGTTGGAAAGGATTGTAAGAGAGATAATATTTGGCGTAATGAATATTACGACAAATATAAGGCAACGAGGACCACCGACGATGGGTTTATGGGTGGTCCATTCTTCAAGATGGTGTACGAAGATAACTTATTTCAAGAAGGCGGGGCTAAATATATATTAAAGCATCCAAAATTAGAAGCGGATGACTGCGTAGCCATTTGTATTAAACGCGTGCTAGAGAATAACAAAAATATTAAAATTTACGTTATTACTAGCGATAAAGATTATTTACAGCTGGCGTGTCCTCAAGTAAGGATTTTTAACCTTGGATATAAAGAAATTTCAGAATCAACTTTGGGTGGAAGCGCTGAAGCCGATTTATTCTGTAAAATTGTTATGGGCGATACTAGTGATAACATAAAATCTGTTTTAAATAAATGTGGCCCAAAAACTGCTTTAAAGTGTTATAATGACAAAACCTATTTTGAAGACAGAATGATTAAGGAAAATGCGTATGAAAGATTTGAGCTTAATAGGAAAATTATAGATTTTAACTATATCCCCGTTAATTTGATTGAAGAATTTGTAAATTCTGATGGATACGTTTCTACCTAAAACGAGGACACATTTATAATTTCATACTTCAATAATTATAATTTTTTCTTGTTCTTTTTCCACCAGAATACGAAACGCGAAAATTTCTAGTATTATAGTTTTGGGGATAGTTGGGATAGTTGGGATAGCCAGGATATTGTTTTGCTTCTCCGCTGCGAGGTTCCCCTTCTTTTCTGTATTTTACAGACGATGGTGCAATATGATCTTTTTGATAAAAATCAATTGGGTTATAAACTAATCCAAAAGTGTCCGCAAAAGCTTTTCTTATTTTTTCATATTTTAGATGACATGCTATAACTGGTTGTTTTGAAAGTGGAATTGATTCGCCTGGGTATAACTCAAGATCTATAATTACATAATAACTCAATTTTGAGTCATCAAATCTGCTGTTATTTGTGTTATATACATTAACGTATCTATTTCTATTACTTATTTGTCCCCCACTCAAACTACTATTATCTTCTAATTGCGACACCTCTTCATTTTCATTTTCAAATTCATTTAAGCTTCCACCAGATGATTTCTTAACGCGCCCCGTTTTTTTTTTCGCATTATGAGAAGTAATATTAGCATCTGTTGTAGTTAAATAATTATGAAAAACGGCATTATTTCTATACCACACATGGTTTCTATCAACAACGTTCAGATATTTCCACTGGGAAGTATATACGAAATACTTTAAATAGTCGGGAATTTCATCAAATGTATAAACAAACTTTTTTAACTCTGAACTATACATAATCTCATAATGTTGCGCCCCACTAGAAGCTTGAGTTAATAATAAAAATGCATATTGTGCGAAATCATTTGCCGCGGCATTATCTGAACCGAATGATACAACCCTATAATAACCGTCTTCAGATAATGTAACATTATCATGAACCGAGGATTGAGCTAAGTATCTACGGGCAGAATTATTTGAATCCGCTATATCGTACACATATTCATTCCTATTTCTAACTCTCGCACTTTTTACAACAACTCCATATTTTTCTTCATCCCCTCCATTAGGCGTGAACCTTACTTTTGCACCAGTTGGAAATACATCCGGAATAGTAGTATCAATAACAATAAATTTAATTTTAAAAATGCGTTCTAAAATTTTTAATGCAACATCATCGCCCCAGTATCTTCCATCGCTTTTAATTACATTTCTTAAAACGTTTATATTATCTCCAATCCAATTTCCTCGTTCATCAAATAAAAATGAATATTCTCTTCTTAATTGTAACATATTAGGATCAGCGCGTGGATCCGCTTCATTGATGCCTTCAATCTGAGGTCTTATAATATCATTCCAACCTTCTGTATCTATTTCTTGGATACCATAAATGGGGTCGGCTATAGCTTGCCTTAAGGAAGTTTTTGAAAAGTAACCGGTTTGATCTGCAAACTGGTTATTGGATTTATTATTATTATTTATTAATTCATTATTGAATATCATAGAAACTGCGTAAAACAAGCAATCGCCGCCACCTGGATTATCAATGACAGACCATTTTAAAACATTTTTATCAATTTCTTCGGGGTTAATCTGATTTAAAACACCGATTGTTATACCAGACTCGTATAAATTAGCTATGTGTTTTCTTAAAATTACACTATTGTCGTTATCATAAAATCTCTGAAAAGTTTGTTGATATGATTTTTTAATTACTTCTCCAGGAGTTAAGGGTTTGCCCGACGGGTCGTCGTATATAGATTCTGCATCAGATTCAGAATCATTATCTAACTCATCATCATCACCAACAAGTTGTTTGCATTTTTCTAAAATACCCAATTTTGATATTTGCGGTATAAGAATATCAACCGCGCTGTGATATTTTTTTCTAAGCATTTGTAATAAAATTTTATATCCGGATTTTTTTTGTTTATTAGTAATTAGAGCATTATTATTAATTTTTATGTTATTATTTAATGTTGCAACGTCCTTGTAAGAATCGCTACTAAGATATATATAATTTGGTATTAGGGGTATTAATCTATTCACGGGATTATCCTTTAAAATTTCCGAATAAGTTTTATTCATTCTTTTATAGATTTTATCAACAACGTAAGACAAATTTTGTCTTGCCGATACAAGAGAGATCTCTCTTGAATATTTTATTGCAGATATTCTAGAATATACAGTGATTAAATCATAGCACAGTGTTATAGCTTTTTGATATCTAATATAATCGTTTTGCTGCTGTTTTAAAGCACTTGTCTCTGGAAAAGCAAAATCCAACATATGAGAGTTTTGTTTCTGTAATGGCGTGTTTAGTCGTGACAAATTTTTATTAAAAGCGTCTCTCTGTTGCTGCGTATATTTTTCATTGTATTGATCTAATAGTATTTTTGCAATAGATATTTTTCCTTGTATAACATTAGACCCATTGTTACTACCAACAATATAATCTTTAATGTTGTTTAAGAATAAATCCGTCTGTCTGTATAAAATTTTCCACATTCCGAGGTCAATTGTAAAGTCGTATTTTAATAAAGTAAACATATACACATCAAATTGATACCTATTTATTTGAAGTATGTTTGGATGTTCGTAATAAACTCTTAATATTTCAGTATAATTTTTTTGTATAGCATTTTCTCTTTGGATAAATTCTTTCACATAAGAAACCGTATTTATTATAGTTTTTAAAGTGGTAGATAAAGGAAAATTTTCAGAGGTTTCAATATTATTTATGATGTTTTTATAGCACTGTACGTCAAATTTGATTATATTTAATTTTAATATATTTTGATGCTCGAATTCAGTTTTGTTTAATTTAAAATTGGCTTCTTTAACAATATACAGTTGCGAGTAAAATGCGTAAAGGGCTCTAATATAATTTATTTGCGCGTAAATTTTATTTACTAATAGCGTAAGAGAATTTAGAAATGATGTTAAAAACTGAGTTTTGTATTTTTCAAGAAGTACTATTACTTGAAGTATTTCGTTTTTTATTGTAGGAGCATTGGCAACATTATCGTAAGTAAGCCCCCGAGTTTTATAATTATCTATAATTTCGCGTATTTTTGTTACGGCTTCGTCATACTTTTTTTTGTTTTTAAATATATCATTTTCTACCAAAGCAGTTGTAACATCGGTCGGAGCTGCGTTTGAATCTTCAATTGGTGTTGCTATTGGCGGAGTTGCCTTTACATCGTGAATTAAAGAAAAATATTCCCCCACAGATTTATCGTATACTTCTTTTTTCAGTTTATATTCCTTACCTTTTTTTAATAATGTCTCATATAATGGGTCTAAAATTTTTTGGTTAAGTTTTATATCTTCTGAATAATTCCTATCAATTGAATATAATATATTTATAGACACCGGATCGTTTGATAAATTGGCATCTTCATCTAAGTTCACTATATTTTGATATACCAATTTCTTTGTTGCTAATTTTCTTGCAATTTTTGGTATATCAGTTTTTGATTCTTCTTTCATTTTTTCAATAGCTTCTTTGTTAGACAATGGAGTTGGGGTTACCCCTTTTGCAATTCCACTTTCATATTCGTCTTTAAATTTACTAACATCGCTTGATACTGCAAACCCAGTAATAGCAGAGGCATGTTCTTTTTTAAATCTAACAAGCTCATCGTCTGCCATTCTATTTTGCAAAATCATATTTTGTCTATTCCCATATAAGCCTTCACCATAAGTTAATTGTTGTATTTGCTTTTCAAAGCTTTTTTTATCAACCTGCCAATCGCCGTTAATCCATTCGTGTGAATAAATAGTATATGGTTTGTCTTTAATATAAAAAATGTTATTTTTTTTGAATAAGATGTCAAGTGTAACATTTATATTATTATCAACAATTCCGAGCTTCGTTGCTTCATCTAAAGTTAGTTTTTTTTGAAAGGTAGAGGTAATATTTCTCCCGATTAACCCGTTGAAATCGCTTTTATTAAAAAACTGTGTATATCTCTCTGTTTTTGGATAACTAGGAGGAATTTTAAGACAAACAGATTTTGATAGTTTAATTAACGGGTTAAAATAAACAGTATCGCTTTTAATTTTTGGAACTGTCATCTCTGGTTCATATTTTATTTTTGGATATCCTCTTATTCGCGTGTTTATAAATATTGTTAACGTATTAGGGATTGACATACTTACTATACGTTAAGAATATTAAAATGCAACTTTAATAATTATTTTGGATCACCTCTTTAAAGTTTGTATACAAGTTTTGTTGTTTTTGTTTCTGTTTATCCTTTTTTGCTTTCTCTAACACTGCAATAGCAGAGTTTATTTCATCTTCGGATACGACACCGTCTTTATTCGCATCTACCGAGTCTTCTAATCTACTTAATACTCTGTAGTCGTTGGGAACAATACAAAATGCACTTTCTTCGTTAAATAAATGGTCTGATAAAACCACGAATATTGCTGTTAAACCAAGAGCAGCATATATATCGCGAGTACCCATCCACGCCATAGCAAACACAAGTATTTGTTTTGTAACGGTCATTTTAAGATATTCTTCTGTTGATTTGCTAAATTGAATTGTAATAAATTTAGATCCAACGTTAAGAAGTATCATAACACAACCAGCAAAAAATTTGCTGCTATTTAAATACATTATGTGTTCGTGAAGGTAATTAAATACTGTTGTAAAAATATTAGTTTGTGTGTTGGTTGATGTACGCTTTGCCATATATTTAAACAATATAAAAATAATGACAAAATTAATAGCAAAAATAATAAAAATAAAAATATAACGATTGGGTTTTTATTTCATGAATCTAAATCTTTTCAAAAATACGCGAGAGTTTAATTTAAACGTTTCAATATTATTGGTAATATAATTTCTTGTTTTCCTAATAAACGGATTATAATATTGATTTATTGCTGGAACAAACGGCTCTGTGCGCGCTTCATTAACAACCATGTTAATTGCTAGTGCAAGAAAAATGGTTATTAATAAAAAAAGCGCGTTATTAAAAGTTTTAGTAGAAATCTTATTCATTAACGTTATTTACTATAGAGCAATATTATTATCTTTTACGCAAATTAAGTTGAAGATGGTTTTAATGTTGAACCAGTCGTTTTTGGCGCGCCAGATGGCTCTGACGGTGTAACGTCATTTGTTGTTCCTTTAATTATAGGCAATGCTTGAGAGTCTTGAGATTTTACAATTTGTTTTGCTGCAAGCATTAAATCTGTTTGACTTAATCCAGAAATTTGTGGGATAGATGATAATTCTGGTGCAGTTGGTGGGTAAATAGGCGCAACTGGTGTAACAGGTGCAGAGATTAAAGGATTTGTTGAACTTTCAACATTGGATGGTTGAGAAACAGTTGGGCTTCCAGTTTTTTGTTGTTCTGATTTAGAAGAATCAACTGCGGGTGTTGTATTAGAAGCATTTTCAAAGCCCTCATAGCCGGTATCAAATAAATATACATAAAATACGACGATTACTATTGTTGCAGCTAGTCCAATTAGAGTATTATAAGTTGTTAATAATATCACGATTAAAAGAATTATAGCTTTCCCAAAAATAGTGTTTACGGATTTGCTAAATATAGCTGGGTATTGCACTACTAAAATAACAAGTAAAACAAAAACAATTGCTAATATATTATGGTTGCTAGCACTATATAAACGTTTTGGAAATAAGTTATTTAACGCTTTCATATTTATAAATATTGACAATATTATTTTTTAATTTGCCTATGTTAAAACTGTTTTTAGTTTTGTTAGTTGCAAAATTAAAAATATTATTTAAGGAAGAATTATAATTTCAGTCTCTTTTCCAAATTATTATCTTATTTTTTTATAAGAGAATGTCTTTAGCAATATATGCAGCACCATTTGATAATGAAAATAATCATACAAATAGTAAAGATAATGATAATCACATAGCTAGAAAAAGAATCTCAAATAATAGAACACAAAAAAGAATTCCTAAAGAAAATGCATATTCTGATAAAGTTGCTTCTGTGTTACAAAGCATCCATAATTTACCAGATGATTCTGATAACTTAAACGATTTGGCCGATTTTACCCCTTTACCGCCGCCAAATTCTGTTGGAGTGGAACAAACTAGGATTAGAGAAAATGAAGAAAGAGAGATGGCCCAAACAAAACCATCTTCTACGGAAGACCATTATAAAAGATTTATGCCAAACTATGAAAAGTTATATAAGAATTCTCCAGAAAACGTGCCTTACTATACATATTCTCAACCTCAACAACAAATTCAAAGTCAACATTATGAACCACAGAGCGAAAACGCTGCTTTGCTTGAAAAATTAAACTATATGATTCATCTTTTAGAAGAACAACAAGACGAGAAAACAGGAAATGTCACAGAAGAAATAATCCTCTACTGTTTTTTAGGAATATTTATTATTTTTATTGTTGATTCATTTGTTCGGGTTGGAAAATATGTGAGGTAACATTAAAAAAAAATCAATAACAAAATAACATTTTGTCTAGGTTGAATGTTAAGCATTTAAAAATAAATGTAATGCAAAATATAAAATTAAATATATAGCTGTATTATATATTTAATAATATGGACCCAACACCTAGAAGAGGTATGCCGCGACAAATGTCTGGCGAATTATTACAGCAAATTAATGGTAGTTGTTTCGCTCATGCAGCGGCCAGAATGGCAAGAAGAATATTGTTTAGATATTGTCGCGGCATTTTAGAGTCAGAGGATGACGACAGGGCGTTTGCTTTTACCTATTCCGACATTAATATTCCGGCTTTATATGATGATATTTTACAACATTGTCGGCGTCCGGATGGGACTACCATGATTAATGCTTTTAATAGACTAGTAATATATTTGTTCTTTTATTCATCTGCTATAAGGCAAACCGGCATAATGTCTTACGATCCAACCCTTGGATATGGAGTTCATGGTGGTGGATTCGTTGGCTCAAGAAGATTAAAAGAATTTTTTAATGCACTTATAACTGGCGCGGGAACTAATTTAGAAATTATTAATCGGGCCAATTTTAACTATGACAGAGACTTTTGGACCACATCCGGCAGATTTGATGCTTTAGACAGAATTTTTACAGAGTTTCGCGAAAAATTTAGACAAAAAACAAGTATGTTACCAGGAAATGTTTCTTTTACAAGAATTGTTGACCGTGATGAACCTTACGAAGCTTTAGGGAACGGGGAAGTGTGTTATAAATTTTCAAAAATAACACCTTTCGGCGACAACTATCGTAGAGTAACTCAAGACCCAAATGTTATTTTTGAAGACTTCCACTATAATGCTATTAAAAGCGCTATTGATGTTGGTTTTTACGTTTTTTTTACTGTGGATAAAGTTTCAATCAGAGAAGAATTTAGATTTTCGGGATCTCATGTGGTATTAATAGTTGCTTGTTCTAAAGTAGACGGGCGAAAACAGTTTACGCTTAAAAATACATGGGGTAGAGAGTGGGGAGAAAATGGACTAGTAGTTGTTCGCGAAGGAGAGTTACAATGGATGGAACCACCCGCAACAATGTCAGCGGGCCATAGAGGAATATTTGAAGCTCAATGTCTAATGAGTTATAATGCAATAATTCCAACTAGCAGTTTTATTAAAGCTCCAAGAGGAAGAGGATCTAATCTTGCAGTTGAAGATTACGTTCCTCCCGCAGAAAACGAAATTACAGACGGAGTTGGCAATCTTTTGCAAGCACAACAACACCGAGTGGGGCAATGGCTTTGCGACGGAAGAGGATACCCGGGTGGGTGTAGAAGCGGAAACAGCGATATTTTATTTGCAACCGATTCTATGTCATGGCATTCAGACGCACCGATTCATGAACCACAGGGGGGATATGATTTATGCACGTTATGTGTGACTCGTAATAGACCAATGCCGTCTAGATATGCAAGTAAATTACATCAAAGAACAGGGCACACTTTGGTTGAAGGAATATGTAGATATTATGATGCACCACATGGCGTAGCTAGATCGTCGCCGTGCAGTAGAGGCGCCGAGTGTAGAACAATTCGTGGAGGTGAACCATTATACGGCGAAGCGTGGGGTTATACGTGGCACTGCGATACATGCGAATTTAATGTATGTCCTTCTTGCGTTTATTATGAAATGGTTGATAGACACATAGAGCGGAGGAGTAGATTAATAGATCCAGTACCTGCTCCAGATCAAGAAATTTTTCAAGTAGGAGAAGAGGTTTTTTATACAGAACAAGACAACGGCAATCCTGAGAATGCTTATATAATGTCAAGAAATGAAGATGGTACCTATAATATTAGCGTAGATCTTGGTAATGCTCGTTTTTTTGATGCTGTCGCTTATCCAACGCAATTAGCCCATAAACAAGTCATTCCTGCTCCCGAGCCTCGTCCAATTGTAAGAAATGGATTAGGTTTACCAGAGGGTGTTGATGGCAAAATGATATTGCGCGCATTAACTTCAGAGTTTTTGGCGCCTTTAATTAAGTGTTATGGAATTGAAAGTGTTAATAGAGCGTTTATTCAATCTGTAAACGAGAATGTAGCCGATATTAATAACACTGTTGCAATACGCAGAAGAATGTCGGATCTATTACACGCGATTCATTCAGAGGATACGTGTTTTTTAGGAGGACGACCAAGAAAGAGTTTTGGGAAATCTATAAAAAATATGAAAGGCGGAGATATAAGGCGTCATAATAATACTGTTCTCCACGCAAATAACGAGGAAGAAAATACTGATCCAATTACACAAGATGCAAGAGAGCCATTTGATTCACAAACGCAAGGTTTATTGGAGTGTTCCCAATGCTTTGGAATTTTTTTAAGAAATGAGTTGGTACAGGCTTATTTAGCATCTCGTGGCAATCGCGTAATTGCATTTGATGCAGCTGATGAAAATACACAGAACTTAATACGAGAATTAAGAAGAGAAGTTGGTTTAACGGAAGAACAACGAGCCGAACTTGAAACTGCATATTTAACGGTTCCTTCACGAGGAGGATTTAGGTGTCCTCTTTGTAACGATCCAAAACAAGGAGTAGCTTCTACGGACGTTGGGTGGGATAATCTTCCATTGGCTCCTACACCAGGATTATGGTATATACCGCAAGTAATTCCATCGGAACCAGTTCAAGTGCCGCAACCAGCGCCTCAACCTCATAATTTTCATCCGATACATATTCACAACTTGATGGTTCTTGAAAACATAACACAAGAAGCAGCGATTCAGGCATTAGCCGATGCTAATGGAGACTACGATCAAGCCGCCCTGGCATTGGAAGGTGGTGCTTATCCGGACTATCATATTGAAATGCCAGAAGAAATTCAACAATATCAGCCTGTCCCATGGCAAAATTCAATTCCAATTCCAAATCCAATAAGACGCCGAGAAATTCGTGCGCCAGTTCCATATGAAATAGAAGCAATACAAGCAGTTCTTAGAGAATCTCATTTAGGAGATGTAACACAATACGCTTCAAGAACATACATAACTACATTTTTACAGGAGAACAATCTTTTAAATAATCCACCAGCAGCAAGTGGAAGCGCTGAGTTGCAAGAATTTGCAAATAATGTTGCGCGCGATATTTTAGCGCACCAAGGAGATATGCCAAGAATAAGTCGCGAACAATACGATGCAGTAAGAAATTTGATCCAGGATAAAATTAGAGATCGTATTACACCACAAATTGTAAGAGTCGCACTGCATTTGAATGGCGCCAATGTAGAACGAGCAGCGGCGCATATACAAGAAAACCCCAATCACATCTATGGTACGGTGGTTGAACCTATACCGGTTGTAAGGCCAGAAGATGCGGACATTGAAGCATTTATAAGAGCTAATCCTGCACCAAATCCACAAATATGGGGACTATCTAGACCAGTTGTTAATCCGCCACAACCTCCTGACGACGCCGATGAAATAAGACGCAGACTTCAAAGAGAACAAGAAGAGAACCGAAGGAGACGCCCCCAGCCGGCACCAGGACCAGCGCCAGGACCAGGACCATTTGGACCAGCGCCAGGACCAGCACCAGGACCAGGACCATTTGGACCAGCGCCAGGACCAGCACCAGGACCATTTGGACCAGCACCAGTTCCTGTTGGCCGTTATCCCAATAATAGTATTGTGTTATACAACGCACCACGCCCATTTTCTTCTGCTGACAATTGGGTCCAAGCTAGAATAATAAATAGCTTAAATTTTCTTGGCACTGTGCGATATGACATTCAAAGAATTGATACATCAGAAATAGTGCAACATGTTGGAGAAAATCAACTTAGACCTAACAATGTTCCACCAGCCCCTGTCATTGTTCCAGCGCCAGTTCCTGTTAATGGTTATCTCATTAATAGCAATGTGTTATACAACGCGCGAGGTCCATTCTCTTCTGCTGACAATTGGGTGCAAGCTAGAATAATAAATAGAGTGGATGTTTTTGGCCGCGTTCAATATCAAATTCAAATAAATAATACATCAGAACAACTGAGTAACGTTGAAGGAGATCGTCTTAGACCTGACAATGTTGGCCCAGTTCAATCTGAATTTCAGATAGGGCAACGTGTAATTTATAATACTACTCCCCAGGATAGACGAAATGACGAGCAAGTAACAATTGTAGCATTTGACGGTCAAACCCATTATATTATTAATGGACCAAGAGGACAAAACAGACAAGTTCACCGACTTTCTTTGTCGGCATTACCAGTTCCTACACCGCAACCAGTTCCACCGCATATCCAACAAGAGTTATTTTTGCCACCACACATTCAACAACAAGTTCAATTAGATCAAGAAGAATACAACGAAGACGAAGGAGAAGAAGGAGAATGGTTAGATGCGCCACAATTATTTGAAATTGGAGATAGAATAAGATTTCATGGAAGAAATGGAAACGTTTATGGTACAATTCATAGATTTTCAAGAAATGGAAATACTATGGTAATAGATGACGAATATCCAGATGGAGATGGTTTTGTTTTGCATGGAGATGAAAATGGTCTTCAATTTCAACGAATGAATCCTTTAGAAGAAGGAGACTTTGTTGCATTTATAAGTAATAGAGGGATAAGGCAAGAAGGGTCCATAGATTATTTTACAGACGACGGAAGAATTGTTGTTCGGTTTGGAAGAGGGCGAGGACAGGAAAGTGCTCCATTATATGAAAATCAGATTGAATTAACAGAAAGAGCTGGAAGAGGCGGTTCCAAGAAAAGAAAAACAAGAAAAAATAATACAAAAGTGTCAAAAAGAAAAACAATTAAAAATAAAAAGGGTTAAACGCTATTTGATAGTAAAGATATAAGATATGTTTTTTGGATCTAGTGCAAAAACAACGACAACCCAAATGCAGAGTGTAGCAACTTCTATTTCATCTTCATCTATTACACAAATGCCTAATAATGCAATCAATATTGGAAATGCAACTTTACATGTTGTTACACAAATGCCTTATAATGCTCTTCCTATTGGCGCAACTGGTCCTATTGGGCCTACTATAGTAATTGGAACAGGATCTACAGGAGCTACAGGAGCTACAGGATCTACAGGAGCTACAGGAGCTACGGGAGCCACAGGAGCCACAGGAGCTACAGGAGATACGCCTCATGTTGAGGTTTTAGGACCCACTGGAACAAATTCTGTTGAAACTTCAACAATAAGATTAGAAGAAGCAGCGCCAGTGACAAAAAACAATTGTTGTTATAGATGGGTCTAATAAATAAGTATACTAGGTTATAGTATCAATGAATTATAAATGCCTTATTTGGATTAAATGTATGATAAGCAAAATTATAAAAAAAATACGCCGTTGGACTTATAATTGACGGCTTATTTCTCATTTTTAACGCATTTATTATAAGAAAATTATCAGAGGTTTCTTCTATAACTGCAAATTTAAATCCGTCTTTTTGAGATATTTTCCATAATGCGCTTTTGTAACCTTGAATAAAAATATAGGATTCTTTATTTGAAAAATTATTAATAGATGCAAAACAACATAATGCTTCGCAGTTTTTCCGAATAAAAGTGCACGATTTTCTATAGAAATATGCACTTCTAACCTCACCATCTTCTATAGTCATATAAATATATACATTTTTACTCCTTATAAGCTCCATAATATTTGACAATTCCGGTTGAATGCATATATCAAATTTAGAAACCAACTTTTCTCTCATAAAATCAAACAAATGATGAATATTAGATTTTCCGCACTCTACAAGAGTAATTTGAGGCATTAATTCCAACGGTTTATTCCAACCCGACATATCAAACCCATATGTATTATATACACATAATGGCACAATTCCAGTAAGCTCATCTTCTCTCTTAAATAGTGAAACAACTATTTGTCGGTTATGATGTCTTTGATTATAATGATGCGTTTGTATTATTTGTGCGGCAATCCCTTTTTTACGATACATTTTATCAACACATAAGTGATCAACATAATAAACATCAAATTGCGATCCTCTGCCGCCATTATTTATGCTGACAATAAGCGGTCTGGTTGTCATTACCCCAATTAATCTTCGCGTCGGATGTGTAGTGCCTTTTTTTAAGTTCATTAAAAGTTCGTCTTCATAATAGAAGGAGAAAAAACTAGAAGCGTTATGGGATTCAAAATAGGCCATAATATTGTTTTTTTCGGGAAGATACTTATTTTCTTGATTCTGTAAATAATGGTTTCTTATAACACGAACGAATTCGCTCATTTTGCGTTCTTCAATAGAGTCGTATTTTACAGTTTCAATATTAGTAAAATTACAATACTTGTTTTTTTCGGGCAAATCGGGCGCAATGATTCCTGGAGGGAAAAAATAATAATGGAAATCGTAAATATGAAATACTGGCTGTAACGTCCAAAATCTGAAACGCATTTTAAAATAAGCTGCAATGAATATTATAATAAGAACGATAAACAATATTATGTATGGTATGTATTGATACATAATATTTATAATGACTTTATTTTATATATTGCATACGCAATAACTATTTATTGTTATTGTTATGCTGGTTTTTGAAATATATATAAGTATTGGTACTCGTAACCCGCTTTAATAAGATCAATCTTTCCTTGGATGATAAACCCAGCATTTTTTGCCATTGTTAAGATATCATTCTCTGGCTCCATATACATAACATGTTCGTGTTTTCTGAAAACCTTCCCGTCTTCTTTATTTTGGAATTTTTCAACAAATTTGGCTGAGTGTTTTGAATTATCCAAGTCAAAGTTGGCGCTATATTTAAAATCTTCAAATGTAACACTGCTTTTTGTAATTCTATCTTTAGCGTAACGTTGAGGGGTTAACATGAGTAATGGATTCGCTGGTGGTAATATTGGATCAAACATATCTCTGTCTACAACATGAACGACTAAGCTTCCTCCAGGCATTAACCAATTCATGCAATTATTAAAGAATTGTGATTTGTCCTTTATGTAATAAAGTGTGAAATATAGACATAATATATGTGTAAAACTTTGTGATTGGAATTGCATTGCTTCTAAAACATCCCCTTCAACAAAGTCATAATCAGGATAGTTTTCTTTTGCTTTTTCAACCATGGCGCGCGAGTTATCCAACCCAATTGCCTTAAATCCTTTTTGATTAAAGAGTCCGACGTGATGACCGGTTCCGCAACCAACATCTAAAATAACGCTTTCTTGGGTAGGTTTTGTTGAGTTTATGATTTGTCCTACTTCGTAGTCGTCCTTTAAGTTGCTGAATACCAATGAATCGTATATATCACTGTAAAAATTATCATAAATATCGGTTCCCGTTTTAAAAAGAAATTTATCAGACTGCTCGAAACCCTCTTTTCTCCCTTTATTTGAATTAAAAATTGCGTATACAATTAATAAAAGAACTATAAAAAACAAGACCTTGCCCCAGGTTGATAATTTTTTATAAACAGATGATATTGATTGTAATGGTTTTGTTATTAACTTTAACGACATATCTTCTATATGTATTGTTGTGATTTTTTTTGTTTTTACATAATTTATATGTCTGATTCCGAAATAAATGATATAAGAGAACAAAAGGAATTTAAAGGCGTCACGTTTTCAGAATTTAAAAAGACGGATGCTAAAAAAGAGTTGCTAAACAATTTAACAAAATCAAAAATAGAGCCGGCCTGTTATTGGAGCGCCGAATTTATTTGTTCGGGACACTATTCTGATTTATGGGAAATTATATTGTATTTTTACAGCAAATACATTCATTTAGGAAATCCTAAATTTGCAATATATCTTGACGTGAAAATACAAAATTTTAAAGAGATTATTACTAATGGATATGCTGGAAATGAAATTAAAATGCGAAATAATGATAAATTAAGAAAGATGTTTTGCGAAATTATATGCATTCTTTGCTATGCAAAAAGAAAACATAGCTTTGATGAAGTTAAAATAAAAAAAGAAGACTTTGATATGCTGCATATTGCAGATAGATTGAAAGCGCCAAACGCTGGATATGCTTCAAATGTTATATTACCGGGCGATCCTAAGGAGTTATATATAGCTATAAATGAATTTGCTTATAATATTTCTAAAGATGGAAAGAATAGCATAAATGCTTGTTATTGGATTGAATGGGTCTCAGAGTATGAAGTAATGTGTAAAAATAAAAAGGAAGTTTGTAAGTGCGAAAGACGATTGAAAATGCCGGTTGACACAAAAAATCAATTAGATGTTATATGGATAGTATGGGATGCATTATTAAAAGAGTCTGAGAACCATCATAAACTTATCCAAAAAATTATGAAAAGTTTATTGACATTGTTTACATTGAAATATTCAAATGGTTGTAGCAGAAAAAGACGGTATATATTATATTACGCAGTCGCTCTTCTTACAGAACCAGTGAATTTAGAAGAGGAATTATTAAAAGAAAAAGACATTATTACAACAGTAACAAACAAGATTGATTCAATATATAAACAAATTAAAAAAAATGAGAAATCTCCAAATACAGATTATTTATTTGCAAATGCGAATAAAAGCAATTTAGACAAAACGATTGCTAAGTTAGAAAAAATGAATAATTTTGGTGAAACTTTTATCCCGCGTTTATAATTATTGTCGTAATATAATATATATTATTTATAATGCCAAAAACTCGTAAATTAAGCTTAAAAGTTGGTACAAGAAAAAATAGGCGTTTTGGAAACAACAGTTTACAAAAGTTTGAGAGAGAAGTTGTGATTAAATTTTTAGAAGTGTTAAATTTAATAAAATTATATCATTGGAAAACGCATAGTTATGCCACGCATAAGGCGACCGATGAATTAACTTCAAAGTTACACGAAAACGTTGATTCATTTGTTGAAGTTTTATTAGGAAAACGCGGCGATAGAGTAAATTTACTTGGCGTAAAGCACATCTCTCTGAAAGATTTTTCAAACGTTGGAGAATTTAAGAGAGAAATTGAACGATTCAAGGGTTATTTAGTGGGGTTAGATAATAATTCAGCATTAAAAAGTATGTCTAATAGCGATTTGTATAATATTCGCGACGAAATGTTATCTAATCTTAATCAGTTTTTATATTTATTAACTTTTAAATAACGCATTTATAATAAAATTTTAATATATTTATTTTTATTATAAATGAATAGTGCTCCAACTACATATTCTTCTCCGATCCCCGCTCGTCCTTTAACTACAACTTATACACCGACAACATATGTATCGCCAACGGCCGGCTCCGGATTTACTTTTCTTGGCCTCTCGGTAACCACTTGGATAATAATAATTTTAGTTTTAGCGTTTTTAGGATTCAATGTGTTTCTTTATTTAGCAAAAGGAACTCAAGCATTCTCTGATATATTTGGTTATTATGTAAAGTATTTTGCTAGTTTAATTGGTTATACTGCAGCTAATGTTACAAGCACATCTGCAACTGGAACAAAAACTGGTGTAAATGTTGCTGCGGGAGTTGTAGATTCGGCGGCTAACGTGGTGCAACAAACCGTTGATTCTGCAGTTTCTGGCGCAACAGCGACATCATCTTTGACAGGTAGCCAAAAAACAAGCGCAAGTGTTCCTCAAGAGGATTCTACTCAAAATACTAACTTAGACGCAGCATTAAGAAATAAAAATATGAGGTCTACACAAGAAGAAGACACTTATGATGCAGATGACGCAAATAGCGCAATACAATCAAATAAATCAACGAGCAAATCTGGATGGTGCTACATTGGAGAATCCAGAGGTTTCCGAAGTTGCGTTCAAGTTGGTGATAATGATAATTGTGTCTCTGGCGATATTTTTCCTAGCAGAGACATTTGCGTAAATCCTAATTTGAGGGCTTAGGTAACCCTTTACACCTTTGCACATTTAAAACGCCCATTTTAGAGAACAAAAAAAAATATGCAACAATGTATTTTTGTTATAATTCTTAATAGTTAAAGATGTTTTCTCATTTAAACAACGCATTGTTTAAAAAATTGAAACGAAGAATACAGAATAGTTACTATTATAAACAACATGCCTTTCGGTTCTATTTATAAAATACAATTTCCAAATGGAAAACATTATATTGGTCTTACCGAATCATTAGAAGAGCGAAAAAAACAACATAAAGCTAGTGCGAAAAAATGCGATGAAAGAGTTTTATATAAAGCATTAAGAAAATATGATATGATAGATACTTTTGAACTTATAGAAATAGATACAGCAGATACATTAGTAGAATTATGTGAAAAAGAAATCAGATATATTTTAGAATATAATTCACATTATTTAGATGGTTATGGATATAATATGACATATGGCGGAGAAGGAACAAATGGTTATGTATTTACAGAAGAGGATAAACAACAAATTAGCGAATCGCTGATAAAATATTATAAAAATCCGGAAGCAAGACAAAAAACTAGTGAAGTTCAAACAAAACGCTTTGAAAGCGAAGAAGAAAGACAAAAAACTAGTAAAGCAATAAAAAAACATTATGAAGATAATCCTGATGCGAGAAAACAATTGAGTGAAGCGAAGAAAAAATATTTTGTAGATAAACCAGACGCAGGAAAAGAACATAGCGAAAGAATGAAAACATATTATGAAAACAATCCAGAAGCAAGAAGGTATATTGGGGAACGAATTAAAAAGCATTTTGAAAACCCAGAAGAAAGACAAAAACAAAGTGAAAAAATGAAAAAACGTTTTGAAAATCCAGAAGAAAGGCAAAAAATAAGCGAAGCAAAGAAAAAATATTTTGTAGATAATCCAGACGCAAGGCAAAAAAATAGTGAAGCACAGAAAAAATATTATCAAGATAATCCAGACGCAAGGCAAAAAAATAGTGAAGCACATAAAAAATATTATGAAAATAATCCCGACGCAGGTAAAGAACATAGCGAAAGAATGAAAAAACTTTATGAAGATAATCCAGACGCAAGGCAAAAAAATAGTGAATCAAAGAAGAAATATTTTCAAGATAATCCAGAAGCAAGACAAAAAATATTAGACGGAAGAGGTCTAAATAAACCATTTGATGTATTTAGACCCGATGGAACATTTATAAAAACATTCAATTATCAATTTGAAGCAAGGGAATATTTACATAAAGAATATAATATCACTTCAATTATTAATATAGGTAAGGTTTTATCAGGAAAAGGACGCAAATCCGCTGGATTTGTCTTTAAATATAAGTAAAGTCTCATTTAGATTTATCCGTCATTAATTTTTCTTTTAGTTTTTCAGGGTTTTCTTCTTTTAGTTTTTCAACATATTTTTGTTCGATCCTTTACTATACTTGTATCAATAAAATGGGCGTTTTAAATGTGCAAAGGTGTAAATGTATATGTAATCAAACCAGTAATAGGAATTTTTGTTTTTGGCTCAATTACTGGTTCGCATTCACTATAAACACAATCAAAAATGTGTTCCCATTCCATCCAGGCGTAATTTCCACTCGCGCATGGGTTTGACCTAAATTTTCCAAGATTTACGTACCATTTTAAACCAAGATTCATCCAGCTGGTCCAATCTTCAGAGTCGGGAAACATTGAATTTACGTGCCACTCTCCCACGCTACTATGTATAAGTCTTTTTTCTCTTGGAAGTATTTTTATGCATTTTAAAGAATTTGATCCATCTACCCACGAATCAATCATTATTGGGAGATCCGTGTCATTTTTAAAATTAACATATTTGGTTGTCTTAAAAAGAGACGACATTTCTGGCTTTTATTAAAGCTGCTGTTTTAAAAGAGAAAATCAATTTTTATTTTATTACTTTTTTTAAAAGCAATAAAATAAAACAAAATTAAAAAATTAAATCAAATCAAGTAAAAAAATGAAATTAAATTAAAAAATTAAATAAAATCCCCAAAAAACTACTTGTTTAAGCAGTTATCTTGATGGTGATTTTGTATGTTCTCTTGGGAACAGGGGGAGCGCCGCCAGAAGATCCATATACGGGTTGGTGTGCGTTGGGAATTACGCCAACAATAAAGTTCAATGTGTCATTGGCTAAGAAAGGGTAACCATAAACTTGATTTAAAGCAGTATTGTCTCCAACGGACACAAAACGAGAAGGTTGGCGGGAGTTCATGTAGTCAAAGATGTAAGACATAAAGTTGCTTGTGTTTGCGCCAACATTGTTGTTTAATACGGTGTAATAATTTCCAGACGCGTCGCGAACTTTATTTGCGGCATTGATAGAATTATCGGAAGGATCGCTGCTGTAATTAGTGAAAACGCTTGTTAATTGACCGTTAATGCCGGCGTTAAGTCTTGAACGTAAATCCTTTTCATAACCATACACATCATTGAAGTAATCGTACGCAGAATAGAAACCGAATAATTTTTGGGCGGAATACAACATGTATTCCCATGAAGCTGGAAGGCCAGTTTCGCCGGTAATTGGGTTGGAAATTCCAGGAGCGGTGGGTCCAATCCATTGGGTATTGGGGTAAGTGTATTTAACGGTTGTGTTGAGGGATACATCCGTGCATTTTGCGGAATCTATCTTAACAGCCGCAGTGGGTGCATAAGAATATTTAACAGCAAATGCAGACTTGTTAAAGAACAAATCAGTAGTTCCGCTTGAGCTGCGTCTGTATTGGAATGCAGCAGCAGCATCGGCGGCAGACATATTAATGTTAATAGTGATGTCCGCATTAAAGCTGACGTCTTCGGCAACCTTGGCAAAGTCAAATTCTGTGGCTTCCACATCAGTTGGGTTGAAAGAGTCAACATTAATGTTGAGTGATGTAATAGAGTTATTTTGGACGGCATAGACAATTGTTCTAGCATCTGGCTGCAAGACACCAATTTGGGTTTGAGTTAAACCTTGGATCGCGGCACTTGTAAAAGCGGTTACTTGTGTAAATGTTAATGTAGCTAAAACGGCATTTGTTAATGTTGTAGCAGATGAGCCCATGGCGGTTATTTGGGCCGCGGTTAATCCAACAACAGATGGTGTGGATACATATGTGGCTTGAGCCGTGGTGATGCTAGGAATGTTTGTAAAACCAGGAGTGACAAACGCATCAGAACGCAAGTTAACAAATCCAGAAGCTGGTATAGCAACAAATGCGGCCGTGGGGATTTTTTGGATTTGGGCCACGCTTAATTTGGCGGCAACTGAAGCATTAATTCCAGCACCATTTGTGAATGTTGATGAAGTTGGACCACTTCCAATGACACCAAACGCATCGGCGCTAATGTATTGGTAATAGTTTAAGCTAATATCAGACATGTAGTTGTTTAATAATTTTTGAGCGGGTTGGGCGCTTAAGCTATGTGGGCTGGCTTTTCCAGTCAAAACTTGAACTTGTTCGTGTTTCATGTTGCTTGCTTGATCCACGGTTATGTTGACTTCTTGGGCGAATGAAGGACCGAAGCAATTGGCAGATATGTCGCCAAATTTCTCGGCAGGTAGAGCGGAAACTGATGTGCCTGACAATTGTGCGAATTGAGCGGGAGTAAGCGCTTTGATTTGGGCGTTTCTCGCATCGCCGGATGAAAGATTTGCGGCGTTTGTGAAGTTTGTGCCAAAGGCAGCGGCGCTCACGCTTCCAATGTTATTAAAGCTTGAAACGTTGACGTTGTTTAATATGGCAGTGGCAATATCTGTGTTGAAAAGGGCAACTTTGCTAGCAGAGTTTGTAATGGCTGAAACTTGTTGGGCTGTTAATTTGGCGCATTGGGAGTTACCAAGCTATTGTAACCAACAAAACCGTTGCCAGAACCATCAAGAGTGGTTAAAAATGACGCTGTTAAATTGGGAATAACGGTATCTTTGTCTAAATTTCCCAAATAAGGTAATGCGTTAAATTGAGTAGCGGAAAGAGCATTAACAGCATTAGATGTAAGTTGGGCCACTTGTTCGGAAGACATTAAAGCCAATTGGTAAACGGGGGGTCTGCTCGTTGAAGAATTGATGTTTGCATCAACATTCATGGCGTGGATGTCTGCTGGACTGAAAGAAAGAATATTTGTAATAAATGCTTTTCCAATATTTCCAGGAACAGACGCCATTACTTCAGAGTCTAATTTAAGTGCGTCAAATTGAACTTTTGTTAAGTAATCAACGTTAGCTTGTGAAATGTATGGAATGCATCTGTAATTTAATGAACGAACTTGGTTCATTTTTAATGTATTCTTGACATCGTCTGTTATTGTGAGAACACCTCCAGAAGCATCTTGGAATTGAGCTAATGATGGCGCGCACGTGTCTTTCAAAATTTGGAAATTAACAACGTTATTGTTTATTTGGGTGGCGCTTAATTGATGTAATTGATCTGGTGTTATAGCGACCGATTTTGCGCCACTTGCAATTGTAGCCATGTCAGAATTGGAAATGGCCGCAAAAGAAACGGGGGGAATGGCTGAAATTTGTGAAGCTGATAAATTTGTAATGTTGCTGCCAATTGTGTGAACTTGTGAAACGGACACGCTTCCAAAGCAGTTATTACCACTTCCATCTACAAGTAATGATTGGTAAAGGTTGTTGGTGGAAAATATGCCGTTTAAGCGAACAGAATCGTTCATTTGTCCGAATTGAGACACTTTTAATCCCTTGAAAGACTCTGCGGAAAATCCATTTATTTGGGCGGTTTCAAGAACGCCGAATAACTCGTCGTGAATGGAAGCCATTTGGGAATAAGTTAAGTATCCAAGATGGGCGGCATCAAAATTTTGCATTTTAGCGCGTCCTTCAACAACGGCAGATAATGAAGCAACAACGCCGGCAGATAAGCTAGACACTTGGGTGCTAGATAATAATGAGAACTGGTTGTTAGACATATCACTTGTGTATTGGGAATCGGCTAATTTAGTTCCAAGCACTTGGAGATTTACGCTATTTGTAATAGTTTGTAATTGGGTGGCTGTTAAAGCATGAATAACATTGGCGGAAAGATCAGCCATGTGGTTAACGCTAGAGTCTAATTCTCCGATCGCAGCAGGTTTAACGCTGGAAACATTGGCACCAAGAGCGTTAATTTGGGTAGCTGTTAAAGCAGTGAATTGGGATGATTTAATGTTCGCAACTTGGTTGTTTTCAACTGAAACGGAAAATGTAGCTAAAACGCTGGGGGATATGCTGCCAAATGTAGCATCGGGTATGGCGGCAAGTTGTTTCAATGATAAACGTGTAACACTGCCCGCAACAACTCCTAATTGGGTGGGAGTCAAGGATCCAAAGCAGTTATTGCCACTTCCATCTACAAGCAATGATTGGTAAAGGTTATTGCTGGAAAAGATTCCGTTTAAGCGGACAGAATCTGTCATTTGTCCGAATTGAGACACTTTTAATCCCTTGAAAGACTCTGCAGAAAATCCATTTATTTGGGCGGTTTCAAGAACACTGAATAACTCGTCGTGAATGGAATCCATTTGGGAATAAGTTAAATATCCAAGATGGGCGGCATCAAAGTTTTGCATTTTAGCGCGACCGCCAACAACAGCAGACAATGAAGCAACAACGCCGGCAGATAAGCTAGACACTTGGGTGCTAGATAATAATGAGAATTGGTTGTTAGACATATCGCTGGTGTATTGGGAATCGGCTAATTTAGTTCCAAGCACTTGGAGATTTACGCTATTTGTAATAGTTTGTAATTGGGTGGCTGTTAAAGCGTGAATAACATTGGCGGAAAGATCAGCCATCTGGTTAACGCTAGAGTCTAATTGTCCGATTGCCGCGGATTTAACGCTTGAAACATTGGCACCAAGAGCGTTAATTTGAGTAGCTGTTAAAGCAGTGAATTGTTGACTTGTAATATTGGCAACTTGATTGTTTCCAACTGATACGGAAAATCTGCCTAAAACACTTGCGGATATACCCCCGAATACGGCATATGGGATGGTGGCGAGTTGAAGAAGAGTTAATTGAGTTACGTTGTTGCCTAACTCGCTTAATTGGGTGGGAGTTAAAGCACCAAAGCAGTTAATTCCATTTGTGGTGGATAATGAGTTGTAAAGAGCGCTAGTTCCAAATAATCCGTTTAAGCGAGCAGCATCGGTCATGTATCCAAATTGTGACAAGGACAACACAGAAAATGCGACAGAATCAAAGTGTTGAATTTCTGATGTTGTAAGAACACCAAATAATGAAGCTTGTAACCACGGCATTTGAGTTTGTGTAATATAACCAAATTGAGCGTCAGTGAAATCTTGTATCTTTGCCGCGCCGTGTGATACAGTTGTGAGGGTGTTAAGTTGAGGTTGTGTTAAATGTTGAATTTGGCTTTGTTGCATTTGTTTCATTGCATCTGAGGTAAAACCGCCAATATTCGCGGGGTTAATAGCAGCAATGCTAAGGTCGGGAATTAAGTGTATTTGATTAGCATCAAAATAACCTAATTGATCCGAAGTAAAACTGGCCCACGTTGTCGTGGGTATAGCAAGCAATTCAGCTTGGCCGAGGGCTTTCACCTGAGGTTGAGTGTAGGACGCCATTATAACTTTTCCTTATATTATAATTTTTACAAATAATTTAACGCGGTTTTACGGGCTAATATAAAAAAATTAAAGTATATGTATCAAACCAAAAAAGGTAAAATAACAAAAAATAAAATAGTGCTTTTTTCTTAGTTTTTTAGTTTTTTAGTTTTTTATATTGTTGAATTGTTATTCATTTTTATTATACTACAATTGCAGCCAATTTATCTGGATCAAACATACCGTCTGTAGGGTATCCATATAGTTCTATGTATGCAGCTATCTCTGGTTTTAAGCCAATGGGTGGCGCATTAACAGTAACTTCTGGAATTAATTCCATTGATGTATTAGTTGTTAATATTGTAATGTACTCTTTTAATTTAGTTATATCGTCCAATATACCCGCTTTTTCTGATAAAACATTATAGCTATTTTGTAGTGTATTGTATTCTATTTGTTTATTAATCATTTGCATCAAAGCTTCTAGAGCCATTACTATTATCTTTCTTATAACTTCATAATCAGAAGTGATTGGTAAAATGCTTTTAAGTTTATATAATTCGGATGATAGTTGTATAAAATGATCGCTTGTTAATGAAGAAGCCACCGCGTCATAATTTCCACTTATTAATTCAGAATAATAATTAATAATTTGTGTGACAGAATCGCTAATAATAAGTTTGTGTATAAGCGAGCCATCAAGTCCGTTTCCACCAGACGTTAAACTTCCTGAGTTCAACAATTCAATTATTAATGTTTGGTAAGGACTTATTGTATTTTGAATAAAGTTTTCAATCTGTATTGTTGTAGAGGAAATTAAATTGGTTATTGTTGAAGAAATTGAATCAATCTTATGCGATAATTGTGAAATAATGTTTTGCTCGCTATTAGAAATAGCAGTTCCAATATAATTTTTAATATCATTTTGACTTGCCGATACAACAGAAGACAAATTAGTGTTAACATTTGAAATGGCATTATTAGTAGAATTAATTTGCGATTTTATGTCAGCAGTACTGTTAGAAATAGCATTAATAATTTGTGCGTTAGCTTGAGAATTTGCATTAATGTTGTCAATTTGCGATTTTATGTCAGCAGTACTGTTAGAAATAGCATTAATAATTTGCGAGTTAGCTTGAGAATTTGCATTAATGTTGTTAATTTGCGATTTTATGTCAGCAGTACTGTTAGAAATAGCATTAATAATTTGCGAGTTAGCTTGAGAGTTCATATTAATGTTGTCAATTTGCGATTTTATGTCGGCTGTGTTATTATAAATAGCACTAATAATTTGCGAGCTAGCTTTATGGTCAGCATTAATGTCAACAATTTGCGATTTTATATCCAAACTGTTATTGACAATTGCGTTAATAATATTTTGTGTATTAGCTTGAGCGTTTGCATTAACGCCAGAAATTTGCGATTTTATATCAGCGTTGCCATTAGAAATGGCGCTAATAATATTTTGTGTATTGTCTTGAGCGTTCGCATTAGCTTTGTCAATTTGCGATTTTATATTGGCGTCGCTATTAGAAACAGTAGTTCCAATATATCTTTTTAATTCGTTATTATTGTCATTTAACAGTGAACCTACCCCCGAAACAAATTCTTGAGATATAACAACTGGGCTTATATGATCTCTAAGAGCCTTCACTGTATAAGTGTTTACGTTATTTACAATTCTTACTTCAGAACCCCTTAGGTTAGTTTTAAGGTTTGTTTCAGAAGAAGCAAATTGAGACGCCATATAGGTTTTTAACGTATTTTCATTTATAGTAAGTCTAGAGTTAATATAATTCTCTATTGTTGCGGACGAGCTAGAAAATAAGTCGTTTCCTAGCGAAGAACGAATATAATCCTTCATATCAGCTTCATTTTTAGAGTTAACCGTATCCACATAAGATTCTAACCTTTTGTTACTGTTTAACGCCGATTTGTTAATATATCCCTCAATAATATTTAGCGCTGTATTATTTGTGCTATTAAGATAATTCTTTATAGTATAGTTGTTATTTTCACTGTTTAAGTTTAATGCTGAAATAATATTATTTGATAGTAAAGATAAATCATTTTTTAACAATTTATACGTTGTATCCAAATCTGAGCTAGTTATTGGGGTTGTAGAAGAAGTTGGAATATTTGCAGATGGCTCGTTTATATCTTTAATTAAAACTTGTGAAATTGTTTCCAACAAAGGTCTATTAGATGTATCAGCAATTGGTTGATTAATTTCCATTATCGGCGTGTTTATTGAAAGCTTTTCATAGGTATCGGATGGCGCATTTGTTTTTAATGGCGTTGTTGCCAAACTAATGGCTGTTGGAACCAATTGAGTTAGTAAGTTGCTTTCTAATATAGGAGACGAAACGTAAGTTGATTCGTTGCTGCATAATAAAAGTGGGTTTAATTTATAAGTTGTGTCAACGTCATTCGCAAAATTTGCATTCGTACTGGACATCGTGGTGTTTTGCAACTGAAGTTGTATTGTTTGTGATGTTGGTAAAAAATATTCTTTTAATGAAACGCCAGATTGGGGTGCAACCTGACTGGTCGCATTTTGACCGTTAATATTATTTTGAATATTTCCTGCGGTAGTTTCGGCAGAAAAAAGATATTTCTCTCCTTGAGGCCATTTATTTCCACCCGAAGAAAACGTTGTTCTTTCTCTTGGATAATAAGTTGGAAGACTATCATCGTAACAAAGAGGCATAATTGGACCAGGAACGTCGGAATCTGTAGTGGAATGACATTTTTGATTTGACGTGGTTTTATAAATTTCTCCAGTGCAAATATTTTCGCTTATGCTGCAAACAAGAGTTCCGCCGTCTGGAATAATATTAGGCGGGGGTTGATTTGTTACCTCGGTTGCTGGTGTGGTTGTTGAATCTATAGGAGGCATGACAACAAATGATAATTCCGCGTTTGGTTTTGGTGGAGGTGTAAAAACAGGAGGCACTACATCAGGAACTGTAGATCCAGGCGACAAAATTGGATTACCAACGTTATCTGGTAATGCAGGATAATAAGGTGGAGTATTGTTGATCGTCGCACAGGTAAGCGGGCTAAGCGTCGCTTGATAAGAAAAAAAAGCGCCATTGTTTGGTGAATTTACATTGCGTCCAGTCAAGTTTACAATTGGAGTTGCATTTGAATTTATATTATAATAACCAACTCGCTTTAAACTAGATGTATTTGGATTTGTATAAGTTTCGGTCTGAGACGCCCAACTAGTTGTGCGATTCGTCCACATTCCTTTTGCAATTTGGGCGTATCTTTGGTTTTTTGTTATATTTGAACTATTATTTTTATATTGCAAAACATTTCCTTTTTTTAAAACATCTAACTGATACTGGATCCCATTTCTTGCAAGAATTGGCGAACTTGAATAAGCACATTGATTTTCAAAACGATACCATTCACGCGGAGGTTGTGGATTATAATTTGGACCAAAGCATGACATATTATATATATTTATTAACTATTATATATAATATTAATGGGTTTATTACACATTGTATATTTTAAGATCTTTGAGTTCCAAGAGGATTAAATTGATCGCCAGAACCACCAAAATACCATCTCAAAGACAAGTAATCGGGATTTTTCAAACTAATGGATGATGATGCCGCCATTCTTGTGTTTGGGCCGTTCTTAACCAAGTTATAAATAGCAGCAGTTCCAAGAGCATAATTATAATACCAAAGATTGGATATGTAACCTGAAAATCCGCCATTTAAAGAAACGTTAACATCGCCGTAATTTTGTTTTGGAACGCCAGTTAAAGTCAAACTTTGGGTAATAGTTCCGTTAATATAAATATCTAAATTTGTATTTCTGCATCTGATAATAACGTTTACCCATTTATTTAATGGGATATCGTCAATTTCAACTTGCTCGTTTATATTATCATAAGTATTCATAATAACTACTAATGCGTTTTTGTTGGGCATGATGTATACTCCGGGAGCATTATTTGGGAAGTTTAATCCTGTGCTGGCAACATTTGCATTTCCTTTACTAAATACATGTCTATATATTGTTGAGGGTGTATCATCAATAAATACCCAGACAGACCATGTAAACTCTATGCCATTTATACCATTAACTGATCGCGATATTGGCTTAGAATGTGCGATGGACGGGTCTTGAGGAATTATTAATTGTTGTTTTGCATCAACCATTCCATCTATTAATCTAGGCGAAGAGTTAGGACCAAAAAACCATGCTAATATTCCTATTGAAAAATGAAGTATAAGTATAAATCCTAAAAACACTAATAATATAAACGACAACCTTGCGATTAAACTACTAGAGTTCATAAAGTCTTTAAACCCACTTCCTCTACCCGTACTTTGTGTTTTTAAAGTTCCGTTATCCATATATATATATTACAAAAGAAAAACACTGTTAAAATGTAAAACCAGAGGTTTCTGTTCCATTATCTGTAAAAGATACCTTAACTTGATATTTTCCAAAAAGATTAGAAAGCCAATTTCCGCCATAACCTGCTTTGTAAATATTCCACGCAGTTTGTGGATCAGTTGAAGTTGGGAAATATTGGAATTTTCCAGTCCAGCCAGAAAATCCGCCTGCCGGCGTAACGTAAACGTTTGAATTTTGGTTTATCTTTGGAACTCCGGGTAATACACAAGTTTTAACTAATTTTCCATCTAAATAAACATCCAATGTTCTGCCATAAGTGCTAATTAATAGATTTACCCATTTTTGAATTGGAATATTGCTTACCGTGCATGTGTGAATAATTGTTGAACCGTCGGCTGATGTAACATCATCGCTTGTTGTTACAACGCTTGAACCTGCGTAACAAGTTAACAGAATGGATATATTGTTTTCAACACTTCCTAAAATAACCGCAGGACATGGGTTTGAACCAGAAACGCCAGATACAGAAATACTTTGAGTATCAGTCAATGCGCCCATGCGACCAAATAACACTTTATTTTCACCATACTTATAATTCCAATCATTTATATAAAACCATATTGAATATGTTAAATTGCTAGAGTTTGCTATAGTTCCTGTTGCTAAACTTCCGGCATTAATAGTCTGCATCATTGTGCCAGAGCTTAAAGTAGTAAAGGTTGTTGTATCTGAAAAAATATATTTAACCACAATATAAAGCAAGACGAGTATAATAATTATAAGAAAAACGCTCTTAATGTCCATGATATAATATATTCATAGAAATTATCTTGAATATATTATTGTTTATTGTGATTCTGTCATTTTTTCATTTTTGTTTATTTCATTTTTATGTTTATAAGTTAACGATTGGTTATTTTATTAAAAACTTATATTCCATTATAATTGTCATGGTTTGCCGTCGCAAACCACTTAAATGATAAATAATCTGTAAATATTTTATTCGGATCTGATTTAATTGTTGTGGCAGGGGTCGCTTCGCTATCTGTTGCTTTGCTATTAATGTCAATATTTATTGGAATTGTAATAACGGGCGGGTTTGCTTCTATATTAGCTCCTTTTGCAACAGTTTTAATGATTGACTCTTTTGTTTTATTTGCCACAGGAGGATCATCATTCTTAACAGTGTTATACAAATAATATACTTGTGACATATTAATACTTGTATTAAAATAAGTCACGTTGCAGATTCCTCCATTTATTCCATTTTCTGAACCAATTGTTAATGAATCTTTTGACATAAATGGGACTGCCTCATTTACAGATTTTACAAGTTGGCCGTTATAAAATACATCTAATGTTCCATTGCTATAATTTATTATAATGTTGTTCCACTTTTGAAGTAAAACATTTGACATTTCATATACAATAATATTTCCGTCTGTATCCAATTCCTGAGGTGTCTTTAATCTACTATCGCTACCAATAGCAGGTTCGCCTGTATTCGCAAGCGTTATTCTAAGTTTGTTTTCTGAGGCATTATAAAGAACATTTGGTTTATTTCCGTAATTTAATATTGATGTGTATTTATTTAAAGAGCTTTTAGCATTTGGACTTACTGCATCAATAAAAACCCAAAAAGAAATGGCATAACTATAATCATATAAATTATTTTCGTCAGTTCCATTTAAATTGTCGTATAAACCTATTGTATTTTCAGTATTTGTATATACAGGATTATTTACTAAAACGGTTCCGCCTTGTTTTGATATATTCGTTTTTGTTTGAGGACCAATATAGAATATTAATGCATAAATAAAAATGACAACAAAAAGTAGAATATAGTATACTCGTGGAGTATTTTTTGTTTCTTCAAATGTGTTTGACAACCAAGCCCATAATCCGCTTATTGCTGATTTTCCAACGCCAACTCCCGCTTTCCCAATCCCAACCCCAGCTTTTCCAATAGCAGATCCAAATCCAAGAAAACTTAAAACGACCTCAAGAACATTAACTATAATACAAGGAATATATAAGAGTGTATTAACGATTAGTCTGAAAAATGGACTACTCTTATAATAGGCGCCTCCAGTAATTAACTTGAAAACTAAAGCCAACACAGCAATAACTATTAAAATGTTTAAAACAAATGATATTGTGCCAGATTGCGTGGATAAACTTTGAACTCCTGTAACTAACCATCCAATTAATAATCCAGAAAATATGAGTCCAAAAAGTAACATAAATACTTGTCTAGCAATCTTTGTTATATTTTCCATACTGGTGTTAACACTTCCATTACTATTTCGTAACTTCACGTCCGAGAATGAAAGAATTCCAAAAAAGAGTATCCATAAAACAAAAATAATAATAAGCAAAATAACAATACCAGAAACAGCAGTTGTTTTATTTGAGCCAACAATGTTTGTAGCATTTGTAAATCCCCCAGGATAAGCTAGAATTCCTGCTACTACAACAATTAAAAAAATAAGAAATGCAATTCCAGAATACATCCCCATTTTTGAAACGCCTTTGAATAATCCTTCTCCAGAAACATTTGTGCCAGCCAACCCGGCAACGCCATTTCCCTTAAGCGTTGGAGCGGTCATCAAGGTTATAAAATACAGAAAACCAAAAATAGCCAAGAGAATTGTTATTACAAGAGATGGTCCAAAATATGTTTTTAAGTAACCACCTGGATCAACCGTGTATAACAATAGCATGAAAACAATTAAACAAAAGTATATTATAGCATATTTAACTCGCTCATAATCTAGATCAAATCCGTATAGTTGACCTTTTTCCATCGCTAAATAGAATAAATATATACCAAGCAGCATGGTTGCTGGAAAAAATAAAAACGCATAACCATCAACAATTCCGCGAGGAACGTCCCTATATAATATAATAAGGCCAATAATAAACCCCGCTAGTAAAAATACAAATTTGAGTCTACTTAAAAGGTTAAGAAACTCTTTATAATTTGGAATCGTCATAAATACAATCAAAAGTATTGCTGAAACAAAAGAAATAACCATAATTGCTGTATTATTATCATCTTGCGTTAGGCTTTTTAAACCAAAATATGAATTTTTTGAACCCGGTGAATAAATTAAACTAATAACAGTGCAAATAAGAACGAACATAACTATAAAAAATGTGGCGTATATCAAAGGCGTTTTTAATTTTGAATAGTCATAATTTTTTATTGTTTCTATATTTATATTATTCATTATCGGGATTGCTTTTGCTGTAGGAACGTCCATATTATATTATTACATTTTAATTTAAACATATTAAACATAACAAGCCCCCTTGAAAACCTTTTACATATTTTCCATAGCTGTTTTCTTTCCATGACAATCTCTACATAGAGCAACTAAGTTACTCACTTCATTTGTTCCACCGTATTCAAGTCTCTTAATATGATCTACCTCAAACCACGCATTTAACTGTTGTTTACAATCGCCACATCTCCATCCTTGTTGAGATGCTACATATTTCTTTTTTGTTTCACTAACAGAACGTTTTGTACTTTTTCCACCGGACTGTAATATGCGCTTTTCTGCATTTGGCGAACCCATTCCAACACCAGCTTCATTATTTAAGTCTCCCATAAAACTGGAATTTCCAGAGGTTGTTGTAAAATCTATTAACGGACTAAGCATATCCATAGAAGATTTATCAATTGGCATATATTTAACGACATTGTTTGCATGCAATAGAATGTTTTTACATCTGGCTGGATTGCGTTTTATGAGTAAGTAAAATACAATACCTAAAAATACAAAAAAAGCTATTTGGAAATATTTTTTGTTTTTCATTATCATTTTTGTATATTTTCCATCATAATAAGTATTATAAGCAAAAAATGCAGTTACTGCTATTATAAATAATTCAAGTTTCATTAGTAATATAATATATACAATATGAATAGATTATATTATTTTAACTAGATCGTCTACTTGATGTTTATTTTGAATTTGAATTTGATTTTGTCCTATGAGATGTTTTTAAGGTTTTACTCTTTGAAGAATTACTGCGCGATGTTCTTTTTGTTCGCGTGGTTTTTTTGCTCGTTGACAAAGTTGCGCTACTTTCCTTTTCTTTAAAAACTACCTTTGAATTTTTTACAGCTTTTGAAAACAACTCGTTTAATTCTTTAAGTTTTGTGATTACTTTATCAGAATCAATTGTAATATAACTACATTCAATTACATATAAAATTATATTTTTTATTTTTTCTAATATTTCTATTTCACATTCTCATAATTCAGTATATTATTCATCTAAATACTCAGCAATTGGTAAATAAGTCATAACAAATCCCCAAATATCCAAGTTTTTAAGGAACACGCGAGAGAAATATTCCTGTTTGTCAAAGGCACCATCTTTTGTAAATTTATAAACAATTTGCGAAATATACTCAAATATAAAGTAAAAAGTGTACTCAAACTCAATTATATCATCTTTAAATTGTTCTTCAATATTAATTAAACCGCGTTCAAAAAAAGATTTAAATATGTTATTTAAAGACCGTAGATGTCCGGGTCCTCTCTTATTTATCCATGTTATAACATAAGTGATGACAAAAGACCTAACTGAAAAATACGTTAGGTCCTTATTCTTTTTTAAAAATGCGGAATACATTGTCGCAAATGTGTCGTTAAAAAGTATAACCGAAAAGGGCGCATTATATTGAAAAGGTCTATTTGTTAGTGGTTTTGGAATTCTACTTCCGCTTTCATATGTAGTTGATAAACCCCAATCTATTAATCTTGTTTTAACAAAATCTCTTTCATCTACTAGTATATTTGAATCTTTAATATCACAGTGATAAATTCCTCGGTCGTTCATTGGCAAAACTCCATTTTTAAGTAATTCAATTAACGAGTCATTTATTGTTTTAAGTTTTTTATAATCCATCTTTATATTCTCAATATAGTCACCAACATCAACGCCTCCATACGGCATGTTTAGTGCGGTTAATTTACCCAATGAATCATTTACATTTGTTGATTTAATCTTCATTTTTTTTAATGCGCTGCACTTTTTATCAAACGCATTTATATCATCATTCGTTAATTTATCCGGCTCGCAAACAGAAAATCCATTTACCAAAAAATAGTCTTCATAATTTGGTATATTTTCCAACATTTTTCTGTACTTTTCTATATTTTTAAACTCTGAAGTAGCGTACTTTTTTTTCATAAGTTTTGTTATATCTGTTTCGTCTCTTTTTTTATCTTTGCATTTTATGGCAGGTTTAAATATACAGCCAAAGCCACCAGAACCGATAACCTTTCCGCCTTTTGAAGGTTTCATTGGCATTTGTGATTTTGGAATATTTGGCTGGGTTGTATTTGTATTTATATTTGGCACTGTCATTATTAACTTATATTAAATTAAGAAAATAATATATTTTTGATATTGATAAGGTATAGCTATTCATCCTCTTTTCTCTCTCTAAAATAATTCATTATATCTTGTCGGAAGTCATTTGTAAACTCATCCGTGGGGACCAATATTCCATCCTGGTTGTATTTTAAATGTTTGTCTGGGGAATATTTGTGTTTAATAAGGATTTGCCAGCGTTCTGTATATTTTCTATTTTTTTTAGATCCATGATAATAATGTCTAATAACTCCTGGCGTATAACCCAATCTTAAGGATTTTGCCTTTTTTTGAAATTCAAATCCGCTATTAATATAATCTTCGTGATATTCATAGTTTGTAATATGTTTAAATTTATTTATAAAAGAAAGAGCCATAACATTATCTCCAGAACCCAACACACCTTTATCATATAATCCTCCAATTTTTTCATACGCGCGTCTAGTAATAGCCCATGCGTACCCAGGGTGCCAATAATCTAAACCCTTTACAGTATATTTTTTATTTTTTGAAAAACTATACCCAAAGCTATTAAAAACGTTTAAATTGTTCTTTTCTTTATCCATGTCAATACAATGACTAAATAACTGAACTACGTCTTTACATCCATTTAATATTTTTAATGTATCTAAAGCCCAACTACTATTTTCAAACTCAACATCTGCGTCTATCCAAGCAAAAGCCTTCCAAGATTTTGGTAATAGTTTTTTAACAGCTACATTTATCATATTTTCTTTATGCCAAATGGGAACATCTACCCTAAGCTGCAAATGATTTTTATTAGTTTTATCTGTAATTATAAATTTCTGGTCTTTATAAGCTAGTTCTACTATAAATAAATTTACATTATCTTCTTCCTCTTCAATTCGCTTTATAAATTCCTTAAGTAAAATATAACGAGTTGCGTATAAACACGGGTTTGAAATAACTGCGATTACATTTAATTTTTTTTCAATAGGTTTATTATTTTTTATGGCGTATTTGATGTCGTTCACCTTATAATCAATAAAATCAATCTCAATTCCATTAATAATTGTCATTATTTATTATATTAAACAATTATTAATCTATAATTTTATCGCAAATGTTATTTTTCGTAAAAGTATACAATAGTCCCAATAAAAATAGATATTAAAACAAAATAAATAATCTTGCTTTTTGTTCTATAATATTCTCTCATTTTTAGATCATTTGGTTTATAAGCTTCGTAGTAATTCTCGTAAAACTTACTGAGCGATATTGAAGGTTTTTCTAGTTTTTGATTTATTTTATTATGTATAAAGTGCATCCATCTTATAAATGCATCGCGAGAGTCTAAATAGGGTGAAACAGGATATTGGTCTAATAATTGGCTAAAATAAGATGCAATATTTTCCACAGGTATAAACATTGGTATATTATGAATAAAATCGTAGTATTTCTTTTTTGTAATAGTATTTGGTCTATGTGGATAAGAAATGGCAATTGTATGTAAGAAAAACCAATAGTGAGGTCCCCATATCTTCGGATCTAATCCCATTTGAATAAATTAATATTAAAAGATAATTGTTTAAACATAAATCAATAATGCATAATAGTCATATATTAAATGAATAAAGCAAATGTATGTAATAATTGTGGTAAGCGAGGACACGCATTTCACCAATGCAAACTACCGATAATAAGTTATGGAATTATATTGTTTAGATCAAGTAGTAAAGGAATTCAATATTTAATGATAAGGCGTAAAGATAGTTTTGGGTATATAGATTTTATCAGAGGCAAATATTCATCTTATAATGTAGAACAAATTCAAAAAAGCGTAGATGAAATGTCAGTTAGTGAAAAGGACAGGTTAAAAACAGAATCTTTTGACACTTTATGGAAAACGTTATGGGGAGATGCTAATGGAATGCAATATAGAGGAGAAGAATTAGCTTCTTCTAAAAAGTTTGACGCGATTAAAACCGGAGTGCCGGTTAATACAGATAGTCCCGATAAAATTACATTGACAGACATCATTGACAATAGTAAAACAGCGTGGTGTGAAACTGAGTGGGAGTTCCCAAAGGGGCGCAGAAATTTCCAAGAGAAGGATTTAGATTGCGCTCTGAGAGAGTTTGAAGAAGAAACCGGATATTCTAGTAAAGATATTGTAGTTATAGATAACTTGTTACCATTTGAAGAGATATTTATTGGTTCTAATCATAAGTCTTATAAACATAAATATTTTTTGGCATATATGAATGAAACTGTTGATAATTTACAAAATTATCAAAGGACAGAGGTGAGTAAACTTGAGTGGAAAACAATAGATCAATGTTTAGAAGCAATACGTCCTTATCATTTAGAAAAAAAACAATTAATAACAAATATTAATAAAGTGTTGCAAGAATATAGATTATATTCGTAGTATATAATATGCAAGAGCAACAGCCAGGAAATAATGAAAAAAAATTAAGAAAACCAAAAAAATCTACTAAAAAGGCAATTGTTTTAGTTCCGGATGCTATGGAAAATTTAAAAACGGAATACGAAACAAATAATTGTGGAGAACCAAGAAACGAATATGAAGCAACGTGTAATAAAATCATTCTTAAAAAGGAGTTAATAGAGAGAAATGAATTAAAAAAACCAACTGATGATGACGCCTATTTATATCCAAGTTTAAATGATCCCAATTTTATAGTTAAAATAGCAGAAAAAAAAGAATTTAGTGACACTAGATACGATGGGAAAATATATGAAATAAAAGAACAAGCGGAAATAATGGCTAATGCAGAATTTGAATTGGCACCTCAACAAGCGTTTGTTAGAAATTTTTTATCATTTCAGACACCATATAACAGCTTACTATTATTTCATATGTTGGGAAGTGGTAAAACGTGTACTGCTATTGGAGTCTGCGAAGAACAAAGAGATTATTTAAAGCAAATTGGTGTTTCAAAAAGAACAATTGTTGTTGCGTCCCCAAACGTCCAAGATAACTTTCGTCTTCAATTATTTGATGAGAGAAAATGAAAGTTGGTGGATGGTTTATGGAATCTGAAAGGGTGTGTTGGAAATAAATTACTGAAGGAGATAAACCCTATGAATATGAAAGGCATAACAAAAGAACGCGTTGTTAGCCAAGTTAAAAATATTATAAATGCCTCTTATTTATTTTTGGGTTATATTGAATTTGCAAATTATATTGAAAAAACAAAAGAGGTTAAGGGATCTTTCAAAGATGAAGAGGATAAGCGAATTAAAATGATTCGCAATTTAAAATATGAGTTTGACAATAGGCTAATTGTTATTGATGAAATTCATAACATCCGCGTTGCCGATGAAAATAAAAATAAAAAAGTTGCCCTTCAGTTGTTAGATTTGGTAAAATCTGCTTCTAATATGAGATTATTATTGTTATCTGCTACACCAATGTATAATAGTTATAAGGAAATCATTTGGTTACTGAATTTGATGAACTTGAATGATCGTAGAGCAACCGTTGATATTAAAGATGTATTTGATAAAGATGGAAATTTTAAAAAGGGTCCAAATGGAGAAGAAGAAGGGAAAGAATTATTAATTAGAAAAGCAACTGGTTATGTATCGTTTGTTAGAGGAGAGAACCCTTATACATTTCCGTTTAGAGTTTATCCAAATATTTTTTCTCCGGATTCAACCTTGGAGAAAATGCCTTACCCAAAATATCAAATGAATGGGAAAAAAATTGGCACCGAAGATGCAATAACTGTTTTGAAAAAAACAATATATTTAACAACTATTGGAAAATATCAGTCTCTCGGTTATAAGTTTGTTATAGATAGTTTAAGAAAGAGAAAAATAAGTACAACAACAAAAACTGGTGTTGTGAGAGATATGCCTAGCTTTGATAATATGGAGGCATTTGGATATACTTTGCTACAAGTTCCTTTGGAGGCACTTAATATTGTTTATCCTATAGATGGTTTAGAGTCGCCCGTGGAACAAATAACACCAATTTCTAGAGTATCAGAAGAAGAAGACGAGGAAGAAGAAAAACAAGAGGAAAAAGAAATAGTAAAACCCAAATCTTCAAGAAGAAAATTAGAAATGCCAGTTCAACCACTATTACAAAGTCAAAATCCTATGAAAACAAGGCATCGCGGCAAAACTTTACAGACATTACTAGAACCTCAACAAGAATCGGTGCATAAAATTGAATTAACTAGAAAACCATCAAGCGAAAAATCTATAACATCTTTTAGAGGAGGAGAATCAAGCGATGACACTGAATCAACAGAAGATAAAATATATATTTCAGCAAATGATCTTACTGGGAAAAGGGGTCTTGATAGAACTATGGAGTTTATTGATAGTAAAACCCCACCCGAGAAAGGTTCTTTTGAATATAAGAAATGGATAACAGATCAAAAACTTCGCATATTCTCTCCTGAAAATATAGGTAATTATAGTTCTAAGATAAAATCTATATGCCGTAATATAGTTTCTGACGATGGTGTTGTTTCCGACGGAATAATACTAATCTATTCTCAGTACATTGATGGCGGTTTAATACCGGTTGCTTTGGCATTAGAAGAAATGGGATTTACGAGATACGGAGATGGAGTAAAATCTTTATTTAAAAATCCACCAACTGATCCAGTTGATGTTAGAACTATGAAACCCAGGGCAAATAAAAAAGATAGCTTTATTCCTGCAAAATACATTATGATAACAGGAGACACAAGATTGTCTCCGAATAATGACTTTGAAGTAAAGGCGGCAACAAATGATGATAATAAAGATGGAAACAAAATTAAGGTTATACTTATCTCTCAAGCCGGTTCAGAAGGAGTTGATTTTAAATGCCTACGTCAAGTGCATATTATTGATCCGTGGTATAACATGAATAGAATAGAACAAATTATTGGCCGCGGTGTTCGTAATTCAAGTCATAAAAACTTGGATTTTGAAAAACGCAATGTAGAGTTATTTGTATATGGAACTATTTTGGAAAATAATGATGAAGAAGCAGCAGATTTGTACGTTTATAGAGTTGCAGAATATAAGGCAATTCAAATGGGAAAGGTTAGTAGGCTTTTAAAAGAAACTGCTGTTGATTGCATAATTAATCACGATCAAACAAATTTTACTCAAGAAAAAATATCTGAAAGCACCAGTGAAAAGGTAAAACAGGTGTTGTCAAATGGAATGCAAATAGACGAATTTCAAGTTGGAGACGCCCCATATACAGCAGCAAGCGATTATATGGCCGATTGTGAATATAAATGTATACCCGATAAATCAGTTTCAGAAGAAAATGCAAGGGAAGATACCTATAATGAAACATTTATTATGATGAATTCTGATAAAATTATCCAAAAAATTAGAAAACTTTTTAGCGACAAACTGGATGGAAAATTTTTTTATAAGAAAACTGATTTGTTACACAGAATAAATACGCCAAAAACGTATCCAATCGTTCAAATATACGCAGCTTTAACGCAATTAATAGAGGATTCTAGCGAACACATAACTGATAAATATGGTAGAACCGGACATTTGGTTAACATTGGCGATTATTATTTGTTTCAACCAAGTGAGTTAAATAATCAAGAAATATCTATTTTTGAAAGATCAGTTCCGCTAGATTATAAACATAATATGATTAAATTTGAGATAAAATCTGATTTATTAAATCGTTCAGAAGAACCTGAATATAAAATAGATAGAACGGTGGTAGACGGAACAGCGGTAGACGGAACAAAGATAGATGGGTTAGAAATAAGTACGCCGAAACCCGAGAATAAACGGACTGAAGAGGGTTTACGAATATTTAATACAATGAAAATTCAATATGAAATTGCAAATTCTTTTGCAGAAACGGATGATACTATTGCTAGAGGCGACGATGATTGGTATAAACACTGCGGCGTAACAATGAGAAAACTTGTAGACGCAAAAGTAATGCTGAAAGAGGAAACAAAACAATATTTGGTAGAGCATTTAGTGGATTTTTTAATGTATAATGAGAAAGCGAATTTACTTAATTACATATATTCGCTTGAAGAATTCAGCGACTCAACATTTGAATATCAAGTTAAAAAATATTTGGATTCAAAAATTATAAGAACAAAGCGGTTAACAAGCATTATACTATTTTCAGGTGAAAAAATACAAATTATGTTGTTAAAAGGAAAAACATGGGTTAAAGCTGAAGCGGAAGATGAGCGAGAGGTTGCTATACAGACGGCACAGCAAAGCGAGTTTACAAAATATGAGGTAAATGGTTTAATTGGTTTTGTTGGTTTAGATGTTAAGAATAGATATATGGTTTTTAAAGTAAAAGACATGACGGCAAAACGTAATACTGGAGCGCGCTGCGACGAATCTTTGAAATCAAGAAAATTAATAATACTTAAAACCATAATGGGAGAAGCTTTATTTGATTCATATACAAATAACACTACAAAAGGTATGGTGCAGCCTGAATTATGTTCCTTGGAAGAATTATTATTCAGACATTTTAATAGGATTAAAAAGAATGATAAGATGTGGTTTTTTGATTTTGAAATGGCTTCGTTGTATAAAAAAGAACTAAAAACTTAGATTAAAAAGAGTTTGTCCGGCATATTAAATTAAAATTGAAAAAGAATAATAAAAAGATAATGTTATAATATAACATGGAAGCTATTGCAAAACCGAGGTATAAAAAAAAACAACAGGTAGAAAATAATATTTATACACGTTCGTTGATAACCAGAAGCATAGCTATACCAATTGTTAGCGTTGGCAATAATATACAAGAGACAATTGAAAAGTACATTGCGCTTAATTATGAAGGAAAATGTGTTGTAGAAGGTTACGTTAAACCAAATTCTTCTAGAATTATAACCCATTCAAGTGGTTTGGTGCGAGGTATAAATATTATTTTTGAAGTTGTATTTGAATGTTATATTTGTTTTCCGGTAGAGGGAATGCTTATTCAGTGTATTGCAAAAAATATTACAAAAGCTGGAATTCGTGCCGAAAGTTCAGATGAAACTCCTTCTCCCATCGTTGTCTTTGTTGCAAGAGATCACCACTATATGATGCAATATTTCTCAACAATTGAAGAAGGAACAAAATTTACTGTTCGCGTTATAGGTCAGCGGTTTGAACTAAATGATAAATATGTGTCTATTATTGCTGAACTGGTTGAACCAAAAAAGGATTATGGAAGCGAAGGTGCAAAACCAAAATTAATTATAGGCGATGATTAACGCAAAAAAGTAATTTGAAAAAAAATTGACATACATTTATTTTTTATTTGCTGAAGTTATTTCAAAACAATGTCTTACGTTCTTAGAAGCGTGCTACCAACAGAATGTGTTGATATTATAAAAGAATATACCGGTGAAGGTTGTTGGAGAAATGGGAAGTATATTAATATTCATCTTATACCTAAAGACGATTTTCGCTATAAAATGTTGTTAAAGCGACCCAGAATAAGACAGTTAAAATATAATTGCCCCGCACCATTTAAATGCGGGAGCACATGGTTTAAGTTACAAAATGGAAAGTTTATGGTTATTAACGTATTAAATGGAAATTTTTGGAATGGAGTTTTCTATGAATATGGAGATTTATTGGAAATACATTATAACGAAAAAAAAATCCAGCGCAGATTGCTTTAAAATTTGAATTAAAGTTTTTGTTTAGCGTATTTTTTTATTATATTTTCTTAATATAATAAGATTTTTTATGTCACAAACAGCTGTAGATAGAATTATTAGAAAACTTAATGATGCAACAAGACGTGTTATATTAGATGAAATTGCAAACCATCCGGTTTTAAGAGGTGGATGGATGCTATGGGGATTTCCTCAAAAACAGGGAGCTTGGGGTGACAATGAGGTTAACGCACAAACTATAGAGTTTGCCATTACGGATGATGATGCAGACAGAATATTAAGAAATGTTGACCTTAGAAATGGGTTTTACTGTAAGGCATTTACTTCTCTAAAAGAAAAGGCTACTAGGGGCGGAGCAACTGGTGAGGGATCAATAGAAATTCTTCGCACATTTTTTGGTGAAGATTATCCAAAATTTGTCTCATGTGTTGATGTATTCTCTTCCGCAATTGGAAGATTAACTTCCGCTCAAAGGCGAGGATATAATGATTGCGCGAATGTTATAAATTGGTTTAGAGATTTACTTCAAGAACAAGCAGTTCCTCCTGTTCCTAGCCCAGCTCCTGTTCCCGTTCCTGTTCCTGTTCCTGTTCCAGCTCCTGTTCCCGTTCCCGGTCCTGTTCCTGTTCCAGATCAAGAAAATTTTCAAGTGGGAGATAATGTATTATATACACCACAAGTTGGTGAGCCTATGAATGTTACTATAACCATTGCAAATCCCAACGGCACGTACAGTGTTAAACATATTCAGCAACCAAATGGATACGGACAACATTATAGTATAACTTACTCTAACGTTCGCAGAGACAGTCTTAGTAGATCATTAGCACCAGCACCAGTTCCCGTTCCTAGTCTAGAACCTGTTCCAGCACCAGAAACCGCGTTATTAACACAACAGCAAATTGATTTGCTCTTGCAGCCACGAGATTCTGTTTTAGAACTTTTTACTAATAGAGCAAATTTTGGAAATAGAGATAATATTTGCAATAATATACTTAGAATATTATCAGGAGAAGTGGTTACTCTTCAACAATTACAAAATTTGTTTGGAGGTAGATATCAAGAATTTGTTGCTGTTATAAATAGGGTTTTTAACGAAGTGTGCGAAAACATAAATGATCGCGGCATTTCACCACGACGAGGGCTTGGCGTTTCAGTAGAATGTTGTAATTATATAAGATTAATTAGAAATAAAATAGGACAAAGTTCTGCGCCAGAACCAGCACCATCGCCAGCACCAGCACCATCGCCAGCACCATCGCCAGAACCAGCACCATCGCCAGCACCATCACAAGGGCAACCTTTATTAACGCCACAACAAATTGAATTAATGTTAAGCCATCAAGGTTCTGTTTTAGATCTTTTTACTAATAGAGGTAATTTAAAAAAAAGAGACGATGTTTGCGGAATATTTGCAACATTATCAGGAGAGGCGGTTACTCTTCAACAAATACAAAATTTGTTTGGAGATAGATATCAAGAATTTGTTGCTTTTATTAATAGGGTTTTTAACGAAGTGTGTCAAAATGCTAGCGTAATTCCCGCCAATCTCGCCAATGCTGCTCGCGAATGTTGTAGACATATAAGACGGATTAGAGAAATAATAGGAGAACTGGAAGAACCAGTAGAACAATCAGTAGTAGAAGAAGAACAACCAGTAGAACAAGAACAACCAGTAGTAGAACAATCAGTAGTAGAAGAAGAACAACCAGTAGTAGAACCAAGAAGATTTGATGGTTTATTAGCCAGGCGAGCTTATTTTGAAAATCAATATGAAAGTATGTGTCCGATGCATGCATTAAACAATTTATTACAAGAACAAAAGATGTTATATCCTCAACATCCATGGCCTGCTCCTGCCGAAGGCTCTGATTGGATTGGTGAAGGAGGTAGAGAGGGCGCAAAAGTAAATATGCCTCTT